CATAATGCCCCAAATTGGTTATTTTTTATGTTGCCACATGAACATATATTCAGTAGAATGTACGAAATTCTAGATTATTTACATGAAGTTAATGATTCAATAAATATTGATCTACTAGATAGATGGATATTCTTCACTAAAGAGTGACACATTAATAAATTGTGTATATTTATATATGATTCTACTACAAAAAATAGGAATTTATATATGAATAGAAGACATTTTTTATCAATAGGATCATTATGTTTTAGTAGCTATACCCTTGCTTTGCCAGATATATTGAAAGCAGATACAATCAATGGAAAAAAAAAGAATTTAATCAATATATTTTTGGCTGGAGGACCACCACATCTCGATTTGTGGGATTTAAAACCAGACGCTCCATCAGAAATAAGGGGATTATTTAAGCCAATTTCTACCAATGTAAATGGAATACAAATTTGTGAAGTATTCGATAAACTATCGAAAAGGATTGATAAATGTTCTATCATAAGATCAATAATTAATTCTCATGGAGATCATGCTGCATTTCAATGCATGACAGGATGGAAGCCAGATAATTTAAAAAATATTGGTGGTAGACCATCTATAGGCTCTGTTATATCTAGACTACATGGCTCAAACGATCCATCTATACCAGCATACATTGGTCTAGCAGCACCAACGCAGCACATGCCTTGGAGTGATTCTGGTACTGGAGGATTTTTAGGCCAGACTTATAATCCATTTAAGCCAAGTGGGGATAGTATTAAAGATATGACTCTTCATATTGATGCTAAAAGATTGTATGATAGAAAAAATCTATTATTACAATTAGATCAACTTAAGCAAGATATTGATTTTAATCTAAGATTTAATAGTTATGATAAACATGTTGAAAAGTCATTTGAAATATTGACAGATAATAAGTTATTACAAGCACTAGATATATCTAAGGTAAACAAAGACATATTAGAAAAATATGGAGATGGTAAGCCTTATAAATATCAATATGATGGAGCGCCCACAGATAATAGTCAATTATTAATAGCAAAAAGACTGCTTGAAGCAGGGGCTAGAGTTGTATCTTTGAGTTATGGTAGATGGGATAGTCATGGTGCTAATTTTGATTTAGTTAAAGATCATGGATCTAAATTAGATCAATGCTTATCGGCTTTAATAGATGACTTACAGACATCAGATATGCTTGATAATACATTAGTTATAGTTTGGGGAGAGTTTGGACGAACACCAAAAATTAATAAGGACGCAGGAAGAGATCATTGGCCTCAAGTAAATAGCGCTTTATTATTTGGTGGCGGATTGAAACATGGACAGGTTATTGGATCAACGAATAAACTTGGTGAATATGCTGTAGATAGACCTGTTGATTTTCAAGAAGTGGTAGCTACAATATATAACACTCTTGGTGTAGAAACTTCCTCAACTACTATTATTGATACAACAGGAAGACCACAATACTTAGTAGACCATCCATATATGAAAGAATTGATATGAACAGAAGACATTTTTTATCGCATCTCAATGGAACAATTGCACTTACATCAAGTACAGTTTTATTGCAGAATTCTATTTTAGCAAATGCTGAAAAACTTAAAAAACAAAACAAAAGTACAATATTATTATGGATGAGCGGTGGTCCTAGTACTATAGATATTTGGGATTTAAAACCAAATAGTCCAAGCGGTGGACCATTTAAACCAATATCTACTAATGTCGATGGAATACAAATATGCGAGCATTTACCATTATTATCTAAAAACATGGATAATCTTAGTATTGTTCGCAGTATGAGTACAAGGGAAGCTGATCATGGCAGAGGTAGATACTATATGCATACTGGATATGTGCCTAATCCTAATGTGGAATATCCAAGTTATGGATCAGTTATATCTCATGAATTGTTAAAAAATACTACTAATCAGATAGGAATACCACCTTTTATTAGTATAGGTGGTGCCAGTATTGGTCCGGGGTTTTTAGGTGCTACATATTCCCCACTTGTTGTTGATTATAATGGAACAATTAGAAATTTACAATCAAGTGTAGATTATCAAACCGTGCAAAGAAGATTAGAAGTTCTATCAGTAATAGAGAACAAATTTATTCAAGAAAAACGAGGAGAATTAGCAAGCGATCACGCTAAAATGTTGAATAAAACTGTTGATTTAATGTTTGGTCCACATACTCAAGTCTTAAACATAAATAAAGAACCACAAAACATTCGTGATAGATATGGCAACACTTCATTTGGTAAAGGTTGTCTCATGGCAAGAAGACTAGTAGAAATTGGCGTACCATTCATAGAAGTAGATATGGGTGGATGGGATAATCATATGGATATTTTTACAACACTACCAGATAAACTATCTCAAATGGATATTGGAATGAGTGCATTAATTGAAGATCTAGTAAGTAGGGGATTGTATGACAATACCACCATTATATGGATGGGGGAATTTGGTAGAACTCCAGATATAAATAAAAATGCTGGTAGAGATCACTGGGCTAGAAGCTGGAGTGCTGTAGTTGGTGGTGGAAAATTAAACAAAGGCATAGTTGTTGGTGAAACTGATGATGATGGAAAAAAGGTAATAAGTGAAGCTTATTCTTCAGAAGATTTAATGGCAACTATACTAAAAAGTTTGGATATTTCACTTGAAACTACATTTACCTCTAAAAATGGTCGTCCAATGAAGATTGCTAATTCTGGACGAGTAATTAAAGAACTATTCTAAATATAAAGGATGTGGTTGACTCTCAAGCCAAATCGTGTAGAATGACGATATAACAGAGCTTATGGAGATAAACAATGAAAAAAAGAATTGCTACTAAGCAAAAAACCCACAAACGATCAGACAAAATGGAAGTTATCGATCTAAAATCTACATCCATACCACAAAATGAACTAGAAAACTTTGTAGGATATATAAAAAATCTACACAAGATAGATTGTATACGGATATGGGAAAATCATTTTAGAATCAATGTTTGGATAGAAAAATATTGTGATAATTCAGTTTATCCAAAATATTCTATTACAAAATCATTTTTTGTATTTTATGATGGATGGCATATCGTAGATAAAACAGATAATAAAATACTAACATGAATAGAACATTAAAATGGGATATTAGATTTCTTGAGCTAGCTAAGTTGATTTCAACTTGGTCTAAAGATCCATCAACGCAAGTTGGAGCAGTAATTACAGATGGCATCAAAGTAATATCTATTGGATATAATGGTTTACCAATGTCTGTACGTGACGATGTAAACATCCTCAATAATAGAGAAGAAAAATATAAGTACATTATACATGCAGAAATGAATGCTATACTAGCTGCGAAATGTAATTTACATAATTTTACATTATACACATATCCATTTCTTCCATGTACTAATTGTGCATCTATGACGATCCAAGCAGGAATAAAGAGAGTAGTATCTATAGTATGTCAAAATGACAGATGGAAAGAAAGATTAGAGCAATCTAAAGATATTTTTAATCGTGCAAATATTGATGTAGTTGAACTTGGTGTGTATATATAATTGCATATATCACATGGAGTATCAATATGTTCTACAAAGAAGAGTTATGTGCAATAATGAATTTTGCATACGACTATCCAATAGACATAGAAGCCGCTTGGGCCGCTTATAATAGATTCAATCGACACATTCAAAGTGCTGACTTACATACAATTAAATATTTTCTGAAGATAATTTGCTACACAGACAATGAATTACTTTCTTTAAGAAATATTATGGCTGAAAGTGGAAAAGAATTAACGCCAAGTGAACTATCTCAGTATATTTTTATACTAAGCATATGTTTTTTTGATAGACTACATCAAACAATAGATACTCAAAAACATGAATAAAGTACAATTGATTGGATATTATGGTGGCGATGAAACACACGCATTATCAGCATGGACAAGCACATCAAGAGATTTAACAGAAGATAAAAGAAATAGAATAGACAAGTTGCTTTATATGCTAGCATCTGAGGGACATCATACGCCATTTGAAAAGTCTTCACTACATTTCTTGATATGTACAGACATAGCAACACACATACATATATTAAAGCATCGCATTGGAATTTCTGTTAATGCAGAATCAGCCAGATATAAAGAAATCAAAGAGGATTGTTTTTATATACCTTCTGATTTTCCAGACACTTGGCAACAAAAACTAGAAACATATACTAAGGCTGGGTTAGATTTGTATCATGAGTGCATCAAGGATTTAGTGGATACTCATGGTTTTAGTAGAAAAAGGGCTAAAGAGGCAGCAAGATTTTTTAGAACCTATAATACTCAAATTTCAGCAGATGTTATGTTTAACTTCAGAAGTTTTGCTCATTTTCTTGGGCTACGTAACACAGAAAATGCTCAATTAGAAGTCAAAAATATTGCAAAAGAAATGCTAGAATTAATAAAAAATATAGATGGTAATCCATTTAAGTATAGTTTAGAAGGTTTCAATCTATAGAAAGGGCCGGTAAAGGTATCGATTGGATCGTAGTTATTATGGTTAGCAAGTAGTGGTTGATCGACAGGCCACTTTAAAAGTCGATTAAACGCTTTAACTGGCGTAACACAGTTAGCTCTTGCTGCTTGAGAAAGTAGCAACAATCTTAGGAAGCGATGAAGGTAGCGTCCAAAAGATTGTCGTTAAATCCTTCTGCTGCTAGAATAGCCAACGGGTTCTAGCTAAGATTTGTTGGTACGGAAAGATGAATGTTGATTGTTCTTTAATCTTTCTTAAGAATTTATGAACAACTAAACTTGTAGAAGCTATATTAACACTATCACAAGACATGGGTTCGACTCCCATCCGGTCCACTTAAATAATAATGATCAAAAAATCAATCAAACATTTAAAAGAAAATAACATGCATTATGGTGAACATTTATTGTTTGCTTGGTCGCATGGTATAATGTGTATTGTGTCTGGTGCATTATTGATCATACATGGCATAATACCATCTTTATTTCCTAAGATTGGCTCTAGATTGATAGAAATATTAAACTATAGTTTCACTAATCGTAGGGGGTTTAAAAATGGCACTACTATCAGCAAGAACACTGATCGCGTTAACTAAAATTATTTTCTTTGGAAGAATGTTGTTTTCTGCTATATATCAAGTACTAATGAAAACTAAAAAATGTATATATTGTGGCATAGAAAAAACTGTTGTTCATTTTCCTAAACATATTATGTATAAGGATAAATTGGACATGAGATGTAATACATGTATTAAAAGTCAAAGAAAAATAAGAAACTATCTTCATAAGACGGCGCCACCAAAACCAGAAGTGTGTTCGTGTTGTGGTAAACAGCCAATAAAATGGTGTTTGGACCATGACCATATATCTAACGAATTTCGTGGTTGGATATGTGAAAAGTGTAACACTGGAATTGGTAAATTAGGAGATGATGTTAATGGTTTAGTAATGGCATTAAATTATCTTTTAAGCTACGAATTAGAAAGAAAAAAAATAGACATGTTGACTGAATCAGAGTCTGATGCTATAATAGAGTAGACTTAGAGAAGTCTAGGGTTTTGATTAATTTTTAGGAGGTATTATGTTAAACAATAGAATTATACTGAAGGGAAATTTGACTAAAGATCCAGAATATAAGACTGTTTCCGATAAGGAACTAGTCACATTTAGAATTGCTGTTAATGAATCTCTTGGAAATGGTAAAGAGGAAACCGTTTATCTTGATGTAGATGGATGGGGTAGTCATGCAGAGTATTCTAGAAATGTGGAGCTATCTAAGGGCGATAGAGTAATTATTGATGGTCGCCTAAGACAGCGTGATTGGGAAGACAAAGAAGGAAATAGCAGAACATCATATAGCGTTCTACCAAGTACCTTCTCTAAAGTTGTAAAGCCAAGTTTATCAAAGTGAGTTCATTGAGGTTCGTTGCCGCCTTCGGGCGGCACGAACTTCATTATTAATATGAGCATTAATAGTATAATTTCAAAATTAAACGCTATAGATCAACAAATGTCGGTTCTATCAGAACGACAATATCAACCACAAATTAGTGCTTCTGATCAAAGAGAGATTCTGAAAAGAAAAAAGAAGCTAGAAAAAGATCAGAAAAAATTACTTAAAAGACTTCAAGCAATAAAAAATGGAAATAATGATAACTATGAATAAGAATCATCGACAAGCGAAACATGAAAGAAGGCGTAGACTAGCACTAAAGAAAAGAGCAGAAAAAGATACTAATAAACTAGAGAGAGAAATAGAAAAAATCCAAAATAAAAATACACATATTGTAAAAGAAAGTTCTGAAAAGGAACATAGAAGAATTGCACTCTCTATGTTGCCTAAAGAAAAGATACAAATTACCAATATTAAAGAATATAGAAAAACACGAAAAAAGAAATTTAAGGGCGTAAAATGAGTAATGCTGGCTTTGCAAATTCTAGTGGTGCTATTATATATTTAATTTTATTATTGCTGCCAACCACCCTATGTTTGGCTACACCATTAATTAATAAATTATATTCTAGAAATTATATTCGACAGACATGTAATGCTTCAAATACAGTCTATAAGACGATATATGTTGAAAAACCAGCTAAGATCAACAAAACTGTAAGACTTAATAATGAAAAACAACTAGAAACTTCTGCTGAATTACTTACAAATACTAGGCAGGCATTAGTAAAATTGGGATATAGGGTTAGAGATGCGAAGTCTGTAATAGAAAAAATGTGTAAAAATAAATGCTACACAGATGAGGTAAGTCTGATACGTGACTGTGTATCATATACACACAAAAATAAATAGGAGAAAATCATGCCACTACCAAAAAGAGGGGAAAAAGAAACAAGGGAACAATTCATGTCAAGATGCATGAGTGATGAAACAGTACAAAAAGATTTCCCAAATCAAGACCAAAGAGTGGCAGTTTGCATGAGTAATGCTGGATTTAATGCAAAGTCTATGGATACAGTAGATTTTGCATATAATTATGAAACATTTGGCTTTACTGAAGACTTAAATGAAGATAATTTTTATACCCCACTAGAGTGCGAATATGTTGATTTAGGCGAACAAACACAAGAATGGGATATTTCTAAAGAAAATGCAAGTTTATGGGAAAATATACGTAAGAAAAAGGAAAGAGAAGGAAAAAACTATAAGCCAGCACAACCCGGAGATAAAGATAGACCAACTAAACAAGCTTGGAAGCAAGCAAAGTCTGACAGCGGAGATGCAATGGCTATAGAGCAATTGCAAAAAATGCATGACCAATTGATGGGCATAGTATCAAAAATAAAAATGATGGATATTAAATTTCAAGATTGGACCAAAGATATGATATCTAAGGCAGAAATATATGTACAAAATGTTTATGATTTTGTTTCATATTATGAGCCGGGTAAATATGAAGATGAATATGTGGAAGAGCCTTCAGAGCTTGAGGATGAGGATGAGGATATGGAAGATGACAGTGCATATGCCTCTGAGTATCAAGGAAGAAAAGTCACATTAAATAAACCATTTAGAACACCAAAAGGTCCAAAAAAGTTTAGTGTTTATGTCAAAAATGATAAAGGTAATGTAGTCAAAGTAAATTTTGGTGACCCAAATATGGAAATTAAAAGAGATATTCCAGCTAGGCGTAAAAGCTTTAGAGCAAGACATCAATGCGATACTAATCCGGGTCCAAAGTGGAAAGCAAGATATTGGTCATGCAAAATGTGGTGACATATGAAAAAAAGAAATATACTTAAAGCAGTAGAAAATCAAATAGTTTGTCCAAAATCTACACAAGATATTAGCATCAATCTACAAAATAGACAAATATGTGTGGATAAGGCTAATTATGGTCCAGCAAATCCATCATTAAATGATGAACAGTTTTGGCAAAAAAAGGCTTTATTATTTAAAACATCCATTGAAAATGCAAAAACAATGAGATGTGCAAATTGTGCAGCTTTTATAAAAACAGAAAAAATGTTAAACTGTATACATAAAGGAATAGCTGAACTATCCGAAGAAGAGCAAGAACTAAAGATAGCAGAGGAAATAACAGATAAAGCTAATCTTGGATACTGTGAACTATTTGATTTTAAATGTGCTGGTGATAGAACTTGTGATGCTTGGATTACTGGTGGTCCAATAACCTAGTATTAATTATAGAAATAAATATAAAAATGATTAACAAGTTTATTCAACTAATGTCAGAATATAACAAGTCTGATGCTTTACAATATGGGAAACCCGGCCCAAAAGATCCAAGAAAAACACCAGCACCTAAGAAGGATCAAAAAAGGGGTTCCAAAAAAAATCCACCAAAGAGTGCTGATAAACCAAATACCAAGATAGATTTTAGTAAGGATGTTGAAGATCAACTTAAAAGTATGGTAGCAGAGCATAATAAAAAGAATAAAGGTAGCAAAGCCACCCTTGGTATGTTAAAAACAGTATATAGAAGAGGAGCAGGAGCGTTTAGTACAAGCCATCATCCAAAGATGAGTAGACATGGATGGGCTATAGCAAGAATAAAAGCCTTTCTTTATCTCTTAAGAAATGGTAGACCGTCTAATCCAAACTATAAACAGGATAATGATTTATTACCAAGTGGACATCCAAAGAAAAAATAATATATACGTGGAATATATATAATGCTTAATATCGGCTCTAATGAAATAAAAAAAATATACTTTAGCTCTCAAGAAGTGCAAAAAATATATGGTGGCTCATTATTAATTCCAACACAATCAACCACCACTACAACAACCACTGCTGCTCCAACAACCACAACCACAACCACTGCGGCACCAACCACCACAACAACCTCAACTACTACTACCACTGCGGCACCATTTTCACCAATGGCAGTTATGCTAACAACTGGTTCTTCATATACAGTACCAACTGGTGCCACCACTATGAAAGCATGGGCTATTGGAAGTGGTGGAAACTACGAAAAGGGGGCTGGTGGAACAGCATATAAAACTTGGAATGTTAATGGCGGCTCTTCTGTAGCTTATACAGTTGGTGCTGCTGTTAATAATGCTAATTATGGCTCATTTGGTAATAATACAACAATAACATATGATAACACAACCATTACCGGCTGTGGTGGAGGTAGGTTAATTAGTGGATTTGGATTCAATGGTGGTGACGGTGGCGCTAACGGTGGGGGTGGAGGATATCAAGGTGGTGGAGAATACGCTAACGGAGCAGTTGGTGGAAATACTCCACAGGGTGTGGGTAGGCCAGTATTTAAAGCAACAGATATAGACGGCCTATTTGCCGTATTAAATCTATTAGGAATAGATCCAACTACATACGTTAATTATAATTATGATATGACTAATCCAAATGTATTTGGTGCTGGTACTAAATTTGATAAGTATGGAAGTTTTGCCTCTGGCGGTATAGGCGGCGGTAATGGATTCGGCACAGTAGAAACTAGAGAAACTGGAGCAGTAATACTTTACTTTACATAATCATGCCAAGCATATTAACAAGCCCGAATGGAAATAGTATAATTCTAATTCCTCGCAGTGGATCGCACTCAATAGCAATGGCTATGTTACAGTCCTTTTATCCAGATATAGAAATAACAGATTCATATCATCCTGCTTATTTTTATCCAATTAGCCAAGACAATGGTCAAAAATGTGTTATTGTTAGAAATCCAATTGAAAGATTTCGATCTATGGTGGCTCATGGAAATAGAACAGTTGAAGAACAATTAGAAAATCCAATATACGGCTGCGAGTTCTGCCATATTACAAATTATGACAGAGCATTTTTATTTGAAACGCAATTACAAGATTGCGCAAATTGGCTTGGAATTACAGTGCCATTGCCACATTTGGATGCTAGTGAAAATAAACCTATTTTAACGCCAGAACAAGAAAATAGAGTTCGTGAAATATATGCAATAGATATTGAATTATGGGAGTCATTGATGAATCCATAATTTTATGAGTCAAAAATTATTAACAATTGGTATGGCAACATATGATGATTATGATGGAGTATTTTTTACAATACAAAGTTTAAGAATGTATCATGAAATCTGTAACACAGATTCTGTAGAATATATTGTTTTAGATAATAATCCAAATAGCGAAAGCGGAAAAGTTACAAAAAAATTTGTTGAAAACGGATTAAATCAACTTGGTAAATACATACCAAAAGAAGATAAAAGTTCTAGTTTTAACAAATATGAAATAGTAAAACATGCTATTGGAAAATATGTTCTTATTATTGATTGTCATGTTTTATTAGTTAAAGGCGCTATTAATTCGTTATTAAATTATTATGCAGAAAATAAGGATTGTAAGAACTTGATACAGGGACCGTTGATTTATGATGATCTAAAAAATTTTTCTACTCATTTTGATCCCAATTGGAGCGGAGATATGTACGGAACATGGGCTACTGATCATGAAAAATATAAATCTAATAAACCATTTGAGATACTAATGCATGGTATGGGTTTGTGTTCTTTTGAAAAGAAAAACTGGCCGGGAATATGTGAACACTTTAAAGGATTTGGTGGAGAAGAAGGATATATAGCAGAAAAATTTAGAAGAAATGGTGGCAAAAATATATGCTTGCCACAACTTGGATGGGTACATAGATTTGGAAGACCGCTTGGTGTAAAATATCCATTAATACTTGAAGATAGGATATGGAATTATTTTGTTGGATGGCTAGAATTAACTCAAGATCCAGATCATGAAATGATAAAACAAATTTTCTCATATTTTAAATCAAGAATACCAGAAAGCTCTATAGAAAACATATTTAATTCCGCTCTAAATATAATCAAACTAAAAAATGAATAGAAGAAATATATTACAGCTTGGCGCATTGAGTTGTATTGGTATTAATAATACTAATTATTCAATGTTAATTGCAGATGATAACATTGCTACAGAAGCAAAAGCAAAATCTGTAATTTACATATATTTACCCGGTGGATTTTCTACCCAAGAAACATTTGATCCTAAACCATTTGCCCCAGCAGAATACAGGGGGCCACTATCATCAATAGATACTTCAATTACTGGAATTAAATTTAGCGAATTATTGAAAGATACTGCCAAGATTGCAGATAAGATAACAGTAATACGATCTATGAACCATAATGAGGCAGCACATGAACGTGGAACACACAATATGTTTACCGGATGGCGACCATCGCCAGCAATACAATACCCCAGTATTGGTTCTATAGTGGGTCATGAATTAGGTGGAAAAAACAATCTACCACCCTATATTACAGTACCAAATGTACCTAATGAATTCGCTGGTGCCGGTTATTTAAGTCATTCATATTCTTCTTTTAGTCTTGGTGGAAATCCAGAAGATCCCAATTTTAAAGTAAGAGATCTAAGATTGCCAGAAGGAATATCGATACAAAGATTTGATAAAAGAAAAAAAATGTTGGAGGTCGTCAATAAAAATTTTGATGCAACACAAAAATCTGATGCTTTAGTTGCCATGAATTCATTTTATGAAAATGCTTTTGAGCTAATGGATTCTAATGCGGCTATAGAGGCATTTGATTTATCATTAGAAAAAGATGAAACAAAAGAAACATATGGCAAGAATTCTGCTGGCATGAGGATGTTATTATCAAGAAGGCTAGTAGAAGCTGGAGTAAGATTTATAACAATGACATATGGTGGATGGGATCATCATGATAATATTGCTACTAATATGCAAACTCAATTACCACCTTTTGATAAAGCATTTTCAAGTTTAATACTTGATTTAGAATCAAGAGGATTATTAGAATCTACATTGGTAGTAGTTGGAACAGAGTTTGGAAGAACACCAAAAATAAATCCAACTGCCGGAAGAGATCATTGGCCCAAGCTATATAGTGGAATAATGGCTGGTGGCGGTATAAAATCTGGAATAGTATATGGATCTAGCAATGATACGGCCACTGATCCACTAGATAATCCTGTGTCAGTAGAAGATTGGGCCTCGACTATATATACACTACTTGGTATTAATCCAGAAAAACATATTATGGCTCCCGGCAATAGACCTGTAAAAATAGTAGATGGCGGAAAACCAATATTAGAAATAATTGTATGACACTTGTTAGATTCTTAAATACTTTTCTTTGTATATTAGTATTTGCTGGCTTGACATCAAAATATTGTATTGCGGATGATTTATATATTTTTAGTGCCAAATGGTGTCCTTCCTGTGTTAATTTAAAAAAATTTCTAGATGATAATACAGATCTACATGACATATACAATATTGTGATTATCGATATAGATGAATCACCAGATCTAAAAAAACATTTTAAAATTAGAGTTGTGCCAACTACTATCATTCTAAATGATGATTCTTTAGAAGTAGCAAGAATAACTGGATACGACAATTCTTATCAGAACAGACTAAAAAAATTAATGAAATAAGGGAAAATAAATTGGATATTGAAATCTTTGCTATCAATGAAACCAAGAAAAATAATCAACCAAAACAACTAGTACTAAATAATAAACAATATAAATTAGCTATTGATAGTTTTAAACACGAAATATCATATTACGAATTATCTGCTCAAATACATAAAATAAGTATTGATGATTTACCTAGCCAAGTAAAATCTAGTATTGTTATTATAGTTGATAATACATTTTATGTAGAAGATGATTACTTAAATAAGATCATTTCTATTAATAATTTATTAAGAGATGGTGGTATATTCTGTGGCCCAACTAATACACATACACACGCCTCACTTAATAATGGTATCCATAAGATAAATCAAAAATATCAAAGATATAATCTTGATAATGGTCATAATGTTATATCAGATCTTACTGAAGAAATACATCTATATCCAGATTTATTATACTGTGCCATATCTGGAAGAGCCTATAATGATTTTTCCTATAGGCCAGTAATTTCATATAGACATAAAAATATAAGTAATAAATTATTTATAGCACAAATGGCTAATAGATATCGTGTTTATTATTGTAGTACACTGAGTAAAATAAAATATCTAGATGAAATAGATTTTTCAATGGAAAAGATATCTGATTTTTATTATGATTCTGGATACCAAGATGGATTATTAGTCAGCAATAAAAACTTAGATGAAAAAAGAAAAGAATTGTGGCATAGATTTGTAGAGTCTCCAGAAATGCTAGATAATGAAATGCCAAGATGGCTATTAGATTCAAATCCAGACATGGATGGTGATTATTTGGAAAATTTGGTTATATGTAAGTGTAAATATCAAATAGGATTTTATGAGGGGATGCTATCTAGAAAACTGATATGATTACAATTGATTTATCTAAGTCATCTGGATTTATACATCATAGATCTGGATGGCAGTTTTGTTTAAGCCAATTAAAAACACTACACTCACGTAGTGGTATTTTTTGTGATGACTTTATTGAAAGATCTTTTTCTTGGTATTTATACGATCATTTTCGTGGAAAAAGTATTCATAAAATACCATATAAGCATAAATGGATAGGTTTTTTGCATAACCCGCCAAATATGCCAAATTGGTTTAATTATTTTGATTCCCCAAATGCTATATTGAGTCGTCCAATTTTTCAAGAATCTTTAAAAACATGTAAGCTTTTAATTGTACTATCTAAGTATTTGAAAGAATGGCTTTCGTCGCGTGTTGATGTTCCAATAATAGATCTTAAGCATCCAACACAGATTCCAAAGTTAAAATGGTGTCCAGATAAATTTATACACCAGCGTTGCAAGCCAGTAATACAACTAGGATATTGGTTAAGAAAATTAGATTCACTACATAAATTAAATATAGGAACAGATTATACAAAAATCTGGCTTCCTAGTTCGTATGATTATACTTTAACTATGCTCGATGTATACAACAAAACAAATCCAGACGCCCATCAATCTAGATATATGTGGGCTGGAGTATCAATGTTAAAATTTCTAGAAGCCGATCAATTTGATGAACTATTAACTAGGGGTGTAGTATTTTTGGATCTATATGATAGTTCTGCTAATAATGCGATCATAGAATCTATGTCTAGAAATACACCAATAATAGTAAATAAATTACCAGCAGTAGTTGAATATCTTGGTGCTGATTATCCATTATACTTTGATAATCTTTCTGAGGCTGAATCAAAAATAAGAAACACAGATTTAATCATCGAAGCCCATGAATATCTAAAAAATATGCCTAAATACTTTTTAAGTGGCAGATATTTTGTCAATGATTTTAAGAAAAAGTTAGAGAATATATTATGAAGTTAATTTTTTCACCAGTTCCAAGATCTGGTTCAACAGCTTTATGTGAGTATATAGCATATTCATCTGAAAGTACTTTGTCTGTGGAACCATATAATCCAGAGTGCAATGAAAATAGACAAGTAACATTAAAAGATAAGTTCGAAGAAATACAAACATATGATATTATAAAAATATTAGGCTGGCCTCTAGATATATTAGATAATTTTGAAATAATAGATGTGGCTGAAAAGATTATTTTTTTATATAGAGAAAGTGTCTTGGATACTATGCTATCTAATATTGTATCGATGACCTATTCTGGAGACTATAAAATATACGAAAAGCATAGACTAAAAAATAGTTTTCAAAATGATGTAGCTCAGTCTTTATTAAATGATTTTTATTCTGAAGTAAGACCACCAATCGACTTAAAAGAATTTGCTGTCTGTTATTTTGATTTCATAAAAAATATTCAATGTTATTACAATTATGTAAAATTTTATCATAGCAATAAAACCTTAATAGTGAAATATGAGGATTTATATTCTGAAAATCAATCACTAGAACTAGATAAAATAATGCATTTTTTGAATTTGCAAGCAAAAAATATTGACAGTTTATCGCTGATGGACGCATCAAATAAATTAAATAATTATGATACATATAAAAAAATTATACCAAATCTGGATGAAGTGATGAATTGGCATAAATGTTTAAATGAAAATGAGTGTTTATCAAAATGAAAAACTCAATATATACATCATATGGATTTGGAGTATTGAATAATAAAGAAAATATAGATTGGGTTAACTTGCAAAAAAATAAGATGATAGAATATTGCAAGAAACATGGACTTGCTTTTAATGTAATAGATGAAAAAAATAAATTCATGCAAATTATACTCAATAATTTTCAGACAGATAAAAAACCTTCTTGTAAAGATTACAGTGTATATACATTAAGTGCAATAGCTGCAATATTGGATTTTTGTGATTCTGGTTATGACAATTTTTATTGGTTACATTTAGATATGGCTATTAACTTAGATAATATTAATATCTTTGATATACTTAACATTGATAATAATCACGTTTATTGCTGGTCAAATAAAAAACCAACACAAGAAGACAAGATTGGTTGGGCAAATACAAAAATCGAATGGCTAAAATACCTCATATCTAAAATCAATTTATCGCAAGATGAAGAATTTTACACATTATCTAATGCGTCTCTAATTTTTGCAAACAAACAATCAGCTATGTCGTTTAAGCAAATATTGCTAGAACATCTTGATATATTAAATATCAAAATAGAAACAAAATGCATTGAGGAAACTATTTTAGAATTAGTGTATTACATATGTAAAAAGAAAAATTTAAATCTAAACATTAAGGAGTTTTGGGGGGCTAGAAAAACAGGTCCATATGCCCCAGCACAATTTTATGAAGAGTCATTTGATAATCTCTCCATAGATGAAACTGTAGACAAATATAAGAATGCGATATTTATACATTTTTGGGGTGAGAGCAAAAAACATATACCAGAATTTTATAGGCGAAAAAATGAAAATAATAATAACACTGTCTGGTAAAAGTGAAAGATTTACTAAAAATGGATATCCAGAAAAATCATTCATAAAAGTTGTAAATAAATACATGATTGAACATGTAATCAATATGTTTGATGGCATCTCACATGATAATATATATTTGATCACAAAAAATTGTAATGTTGCTAGTAATAGAATTCTACAAAAACTATTTCCAAAAATAAATATTAATCCAATATCGCCAAATTCAGATGGTCCAGTTGTATCAATATTATCGGCAAATTTAGATATCAATCCAGAAGAAGAAATTATTGTAAGCTATTGTGATCTAGTAAGTATCTTTAATTTAGACAAACTAATTTCATATGTTCATACAAATAATGCTGATGGATGTATATTGACACACTGTGGATTACATCCGCATAAATTTTACAATACTAATTTTGCACATGTTAGACATGATAGCAATAATAATGTATTAGAAATTAAAGAAAAAGGATGTTTTACAGCACATCCAATATTTGAACACGCATCTAATGGAATATATTATTTCAAATCATTCCAAATGATGAATCATTATTTTAGAAAATTGATAGAATCTGGCAACAGAGTCAATAATGAATTTTATGTAACAATGCCATATAATTTAATTATTAACGACAATCTAAAGATATTGATGTATGAAACAGAACAATATATATGTCTTGGCACACCAAGAGATGTAGAATTAATAAATGCGTGGAATGATATCATAGTAAAGTCTAATATACATCAAGATGAAGATTTAATTATGGTATATAACTATTGGAAGAAAATATTCAATGATAAATTTTATAGCTCCAATTAATAATCTCGGCTATGGTATAGCTGGATATAATCTACTGAAAGAATTATATCAAATAGATAATACAATTGCATTATATCCAATTTCAAGACCAGAAAATATGGATGATACCCATATTATATCTATAAGTATTAATAATCAACTTTATTTTGATAAACATAGACCGTGTATAAAATTATGGCATCAACATGATTTACAGACCAAAGTTGGTAATGGTACATATTTTGGTTTTCCAATATTTGAATTAACCAAATTTAATTCTCATGAAATAGTCAGTTTATCTCATTGTGATAAAATTATGGTATGTTCTAACTGGGCAAAAGAAGTCGTAATGAATAATGTGAATAAATTTGATCAATCAGACATTCATGTAATTCCGCTTGGTGTAGATGCTACTGTATTTAGGCCATGTACACTGCCAAATAAAAGGTCAACTACAGTCTTTCTCAATTGTGGAAAATGGGAAATTAGAAAAGGTCACGATATTATTGTTGAGTGTTTTAATAGGGCATTTACCTATCATGACGATGTAGAACTATGGATGTTATGCGATAATCCTTTTATAGGCGAACAAAATAATGAATGGAAAAGCCTATATAAAAACTCACAGCTGGGTGAAAAAATAAGGATAATACCTAGACAGCAAACCCAAAAAGATGTGTATAATATTATGAGGCTCTCAGATTGTGGAATATTTCCATCTAGGGCTGAAGGGTGGAATTTAGAGTTACTTGAAATGATGTCATGCGGAAAACATGTAATTACTACCAACTATTCTGCACATACAGAGTTTTGCAATAATCAAAATGCCATGCTTATAGATGTCGATAATCTAGAGACAGCGTTTGATGGAGTATTTTTTGATGGTAAATGTGGTTTTTGGGCTGAGTTGTCTGATAATCAAAAAGAAGAAACTATAAGTCATATGAGGCTGGTGCATAAGAAAAAACAGAACGGTGAACTAAATATTAATGTAGATGGTATTCAGACAGCAGAAAAATTTTCATGGCAAAACTCAGCTAAAGGAATATTAAATGCAACTCGACTTTAGTACTCCATCAAAAATTCTAAAGACGTACAAGGATGGATTCGTCGGTAGCATTTGTGATCCAGAAGATACTGATAAATTATTGGGTGAATTAAGACATCCATTATTCGGTGCTGCTGCATATAAATTATATGGAACAGGAAAAGGAAAATTATCTCTTCCATTTAAAAATCTATTAAAATTCGATCCTAATTTTGGTCCTTCAGAAAGACAAGTAGTTGGTGATTGTGTCTCACACTCTACTCGTAATGCAATAGATATCACTAGAAGCTGTGAAATTATCAATGGAGAAAATGAAGAGTTTGTTGCTCGCGGTGCTACAGAAGGCATATATGGTTCACGCGGACACGGTGGTGAAGGCATGACATGTTCTGGTGCGGCAAGATTTGTCAAACAAACTGGTGGTGTATTAATTAGACAAAAATATGACAATATTGATTTAACATCATATCAAGGTAAACTTGCATCGTCTTGGGGACGAAGCGGGCCACCTAAGACGCTTATAGAAGAAGCACAAAAGAGGCCAGTAAGAACAGCCAGTTTAATAACAACCGTAGAAGAGGCCAGAGACGCTCTGGCAAATGGATATGGCATAAGCGTATGTTCAATGTTTGGATTCAGTTCTCGTAGAGATAAGTATGGTATAGCCGCCCCATCTGGATCTTGGGCGCACGCTATGGCTTGGATAGCCGCAGATGATACCCATGAAATATATAATGAAACTCTTTTCTTGGTTCAAAATAGTTGGGGAGTTTGGAATAATGGCCCAAAACGACACGATCAACCAGATGGAAGTTTTTGGATTAGAGAATCTGTAGCCCGTGATATGTTAGGCTCTAGTGGATCATGGGTGTTTAGTGATGTTGATGGCTTTCCAGCAAGAAATATAGATTGGACTCTTGATGAGGTATTTTAATATGAGAAATCTTAAATTTGTAGCTTTATCACTTACATTATTATTGCCATTTATATTTCATGGAGTAATACAAACTCAAGATTCTAACTTTAGTTCATCAAAAATAAACATAGAAGATCTTGTGTATAGTGCTAATAATGCTTTTAGTAAGGCAGAAAAAGAAATATTTGAAATTAAGCCAAAACCAGATGACAATATAATTAGACCAAATCCAGATCCTAAAAAGTGTCCATGCAAAGGAACTGGAAGAATAATACACGGTGATGGACATACAACAGAATGTCCATTTCATGGCGCGGGGTTAATAATCAAACAACATCAATAGGAGCGAAAAATGAATAAAGTCAAATCTTTACTCACTTCAAGACGTTTTTGGGTTGCAGCAATTGGTTTAGCAACAGTAGTTTCATCTGAATTATTTGGTGTTCAACTTGATCATGAGCAACTTTTAGCGGTTACCAGTATTGTTGTAGCATGGGTAGTTGGAGATACTATTAGAGAGACAAAATGATGAAAGATATTTTAGGTTTATTAACTCCTACTCAATGGATTGTCTTGGGGTGTGGTGTATTGATGCTAATACTTGGTTCTAAAGATTATGTAGTATCAAATGTAAAAAGTTTGTTTGATAATAAACAGGAAGTAACACCCAAACCAACTACTAATACAGATTTAACATCTATAGTAGCAAAGTGGGAAATATTATCAAATGCCTGTAAACAAGCTAATTTACTTGATGCTTACAATAAATTACAAGAAGTATTTCCAATGTTGGTATCTGTATATACACTAGAAAAAAATAGGAAAACTATTGATGAAAAGTAATTATTTGCTTATTGCTGGATTAGCTCTGGTGGTTTTTGTATTTCTAAGCAAAATATCTGGAGTAGAAAAGGATGTCACTCCAAGCCTTGGTATACAAAAACCAACAGATGCTATAGCACAACAAGTGTCTAAGATCACTAATATAGTCACAAATGATACTGATAGATTAAACCTAGCAGTGTTTAATAAAGTATTTGCTGATAGAATTATATCATATGATATAGATACGCAAAAATTAAATCATTTATACACACTGGCTGGTAAATATTTTTTTGGGGATTCGCTCAAAGATAAATATGCAGATCTTGACATTTTCTTAATCAATAGTATAATAGACACGGTTGGAGATAAAAATCATATACTATCTGATAATGAAAAGTTACTACTACAAGAAAAATTCTATGGAATTGCTTGGTACTTGAATAATTGAAAGGAAAATAATGGATATTTTAGGAGCGGCTGAAAGCAGATTACAATCTATTATAGACGAAAATTCTTTTATTATCAATGTCTTAGTTAAAGATCAATCTAAGAATAATTCTTTAAATGAATTATTGAATGCTATTAGACAGTATCAAAGTGCGGCATCACAATTAGAAATTGTCAAAAATCTAAAATCACAAGTCCAATATACTACAACTAATTCTGATGCAAAAGAACCAACATGAAAGTAGCATTGACACTAATTGTCGTGCAACAAAATCCTAATGTACAGTATTCGCACGATGATTTTTTCAAATTCTTGCTCACAGAAGAAGGTCAATTTCCTAGTAAATATATCTCTACCAAAGATATAACAGATACCGCGAGGGACTTATTTTCTGAATATGTTAGTGTGTACTTTGATTGGACTTCAATTGAGTTGATGGACTTTAGAAAAGTAAATACCACAGATTGTGAAGTAGTTTATGCAATAAAATTACCTAATTTGCTTGGTATAGAAAAACGTGGAAAATTTGTTTCACACAACAATAAGCCAAATTTCGAAAGTTTTTATGGAAGAATTCTATCAAGAAAATTCAGAATATTCTAAGCTAGATGTGTTAGCACAACTATCTCTATACATTGAAAAAGAAACTAATGAATTAATGTTTGTTTGTGATTGGGACAATACACAAGATGGGGTAAAATATATATCACAGATCATATTTGAGTTAAAGTATGGAGATATTCTAGAAAGAATATTACAACATTTATACTCCCAATGTGTAGAAAATAATAGGCTTGATGAGTTTAATGAAATCAAGAATAATTTATCACAATTACATAAAAACAAAATATCGAGCAATAATAGTATTGTAGTGCGCCCAAGAGATATCAAATAATTCATCCAGTGAGGGATAATTATGCACAAAATAAAAAAAATAGCTTGGGAAAGTTGGAATTCTAAAGTAGAAGAATCTTTATCTGATAATGCCCTTAGTGAGGCAAGCGTAAGCTTGCTAGAAGATTCGGATGACGAGTATCCATTACTTGCACATGATTTGTTATTTCAGAACAAAATAGTTCATACCCCTATGGGTCCATACCCACAAGATTCTCTATTAAAACCTTCTGATAGATGGGATTGCTGGATCGGACATACAAATTTTGATGTAACAGTTAATATTGCAGAAATAATTGAAAAAATAGAAGGAGTTGAAGCCTTAAAAATTATGGGTAGATATTCTTTTTTTATAGGGGTTGCTAGACTATTTAATATTAAGCACGTAAGAAAAGATATAGAAAATGCTATCTGTAATTATACAGAAGAAGAAATATTATCAGATAATGATCTACGACAAACCGTAGATTTGGTCAAGAAACAGTTGCAATCTGTCGATTACTGGTCTATACTAGTGTCTCCAGACGGTGAAGTAGAATACATAGCTTCTGATAAAATGGATAAAACTTACTTAGACGGACTAAATAAGTTAACGGTTATGAAAAATAAAAAGGGTGGAATTATCTTAAGAGGTACTAATGGATAAAAATATTGAAAACTATTTGAAAGACAGCAACATACGTAATATAATAAATTCTGTGTCCAATAAGTTCATGTATGCATTAGACCATAATGACATATCTTCTATTGCTATGGTAACATTATGGAAATGCATAGAAAAGTATGACCCAACAAAGGGTGCAAAGTTTACATCTTATCTATATCAACAGCTTTTATATGCTCTTAAAAATGAACTAAAAAAGAAAAATATAGAATATGCTTCGGACAGCATAGAACAACCAATAAGTTTTTCTATTAAGAATGAAGTATTTGACATATTAGAGAGCCTGCCTAGCGGTATGAAAACTCTATTAGAGCAAAGATTTTTTCATAATATGACCATGACTGAAATTGCTGACGAGAATGGCTATAGTAGAGAAACAGCAAGAAGAAGATTAAAAAAAGCTATTAGGATGTGTAAAAATCTAGTTAAAAGTTAATACCATTTTGTGTATATAGCTATGGACATGGATTGTATTTAGGATAATTAGGATTATGTTATATTCAAATTACATGGAGCATAATTATGCCAGTTCCTACATCTAAAGCTAATTATCTAAAAAATACAACAGGTGGCGCTTATAGTAGTACCAGACAGGGTGGAACTATCCTTGGCAATACTACAACAAGCACTGAAAGAATTACCAAAGCTCTTGCACTCAAGGATAATGCCACAGAATATACAGATGGCACTTTACCAAGAGTGAAAGATAATGGTCTTAGTCACAATCGTAAACCATACTCTAGTGGCACATTTGCCTATAGCGAAGCTGGTAAATATGTAATTGCAGCGAGTAGTGCTACACTATCTGGTGCTGCTAATACTAATATTCTAATTACTGGTAGGGGTGATAATACTAGATCTATTGCTCAATTTGAGCATGATTTTGGTGCTACTACTACTAGCTTTATTAGAAGTAATAGATTTGCCAGAAGTGGATATCTCAACAATGGTACTAAGCTTCAGTCGCGTAGACTATTCCTTAATGCTGCTGGTACAGCATCTGCTAAACCCACTGCTCTTAATACATTTAGTAGTGGTTATATGTGGAGTCCAGTTAATGATAATAAAGCTCGTCATATAGATAATGCCGCTAATCCAACCAGAGCAGTTCCCGGTGAACTAGTTATGAAGGTAGACTTCGTAACATTATCTGTGGCTAGTGGTGGCGACTTCTTCAATTATAAAGCAATAACTGGTATGTGATTTATGTTGGTGTGACATAGGGGGTATTAAAAGCCCCCTGTGTCTACCAAAATAATATCCTATAAGGAGTGCTATAATGAACGATGCTTTAAATATTTGGTCACTATTTCACAATATCATAGAAGTACTTGGTATTATATTTATACCATTCATTGCTTGGGTTATGTTAACATTGGTTAATCATGGCAAACAAATAATTATTCTTGAAGAAAAAGTCAATGATTCATTAAATAGAAGAATGCTGTCTTTAGAAGATAGGGTTGTTGGAATGGAAAGCAGACTAGAATCTAAAATAGATGCAATAGAGAAAAATGTAATTGATTGTAAGATATCAATAAATGAAAAGGCATCTTCGTTAAATCATATCATACAAAAAATTGAAATACTACTCAATAAAGTAACACACTAACATATGATACAAATCTTAGTTAATTCTATTATCAAAGAGCTTGGAATTAAAAAGAGTTTAGTTGACAAAATCACTACTTTGGCCGATAATGTAAATATCTATCAAAGGGATGATAAGACAGTAATTGAAATAAATCTCAATAAGATAACTATCACACTAGAAAAAGATCCATCAGAGAAAGATTAAATATGTCACTTAAAGCTCTTATGAATTATACGTTTGTGTCTAAGTACGCTAGATGGTGTCCAGAAAAAAAAAGAAGAGAAACTTGGAATGAGGCAGTAGACAGAGTAAAGCAAATGATGATTGACAAATATATTGATCAGTCTAATCCGGCCCATAAAGAACTTCAGCAAGAAATTGAATGGGCTTATGAGATGATGAGGAAGAAGAGGGTGCTTGGTTCACAAAGAGCTTTACAATTTGGCGGAAGTCCTATCTTTAAACACAACGCTAGAATATATAATTGCATTGCCTCATACGTAGATCGCGTTAGATTCTTCCAAGAGTGCATGTATCTATTACTATGTGGATGTGGTACAGGATTCTCAGTACAAAAACACCATATTAATAAACTTCCTAATTTAGTAAAAACTAAATCTGGAAATAAAAAGTTTACTATATCTGATTCAATCGAAGGATGGTCTGATGCTATTGGAATATTAGTCTCTAGTTATTTTGAAGATACAGACTTATTTCCAGAATATAATGGTAAAAATATAACATTCGATTTTTCTGAAATTAGACCGGCTGGAGCATTTTTACAATCTAGTGGTGGTAAGGCTCCGGGTCCAGAGCCATTACGCAAAGCCTTAAATAATATTAAAAAACTATTAGATAAGAGTATGAAGTCTGGAATAGGAAAATTACTTCCAATAGAAGCATATGATATAGTTATGTATAGTGCTGACGCTGTAATTAGTGGTGGAGTCAGACGTAGTGCTACTATTTGTGTTTTTAGTCCAGACGATCAAGATATGGCAAAGGCCAAAACTGGTAATTGGTTTATTGAAAATCCACAACGCGGTAGATCAAATAACTCAGCATTATTATTGAGAAAAGAAACTACTAAAGAACAATTTAATGAGTTAATGCAATCTGTCAAAGATTTTGGAGAGCCGGGATTTGTATGGTCAGATTCAACTGAGTTAATTGTTAATCCTTGTGTTGAAATTGGTATGTGGCCCGTAGATATAGAAACTGGACAAACTGGCTGGCAGGCATGTAACCTAAGTACAATCAATTGTGCCAAAGTAAAAACAGAAAATGATTTTTATGATGCATGTAGGGCCGCATCTATAATTGGAACACTACAAGCAGGATTTAATAAATTTGATTATTTGGGTTCTGTGTCAGAAAGAATTATCTCAAGAGAAGCACTACTTGGTGTTTCTATGACCGGAATCATGGAACAATATGATATATGTCTTAATGATACCATACAAAGCGCTGGAGCAAATATTGTTAGAGATACCAACGCTAAAATAGCTAATATGATAGCAATTAATCAAGCCGCAAGAACTACATGTGTTAAACCAGAAGGTACATCAAGTTGCATTTTAGGCACATCCAGCGGTATACATCCTCATCATGCTAAAAGATATATTCGTAAGGTCCAAGCAAATAAAATGGAACCAATATATCAATACTTCAAATCAGTTAATCCAAGGGCATGTGAAGATAGTGTATGGTCAAATAATGATAGTGATGATGTCATTTCATTTTGCGTAGAAGTTCCAGATGGGTCTAAAATAAAAAATCAAATTGACGCCATACAATTATTAGAGCATGTAAAAAATACCCAAAAAAACTGGGTATTAAATGGTACAAACAAGCATTTATGTACACAACCTTGGCTGGTACATAACGTATCAAATACGATAAATATTAAGCCAGAAGAGTGGTCTATTGTTACTGACTACATATATAATAATAGAGAATACTTTTGTGGGATATCATTATTGCCAATTACTGGAGATAAAGATTATCCACAGGCACCATTTACAACAGTTTATACTCCACACGAACAAGTAAAACATTATGGAGATGCTTCATTGTTTGTGAGCGGCTTAATAGAAGTGGCATTAGAACTATGGGAAGATAATTTATGGGCCGCTTGTGATTCCTTGCTTGGAATAGGACAAAAAATCAAGGGATCAGAAAAGAAAGAATTTGCAAATAGATGTAAAAAGTTTGCAGGTAAATATTTTGATGGGGATTTACGAAAATTAACATACTGTATGAAGGACGTATTTAACTGGAAAGAGTGGGTAGATCTAAATCGTGAATATCAAGATATAGATTTCACCAGCGTCATAGAAGAAACAAACAATACAAAAGCAGAACAGGAATGGGCTTGTTCTGGCGGAACATGTGAACTAGTATAACATTGGAGACATATTATGTCAATTGATTTAACAACCTTGATAGATTGTTCAGCTATAAATATATCAAATACTACCTATAATCATAGTATCCATTTTAAGAAGCTAGATAAAAATGCTATAGCTCCATCTAAGGCTAATCATACAGATGCTGGCTATGATTTATATGCCCTAGAGGATTGCATAATACCATCACAGAATAGATTGATGATTAAAACTGGAATATCTATGGCAATTCCAGATGGCTATGTTGGTTTAATATGGCCTAGATCTGGATTGGCTGTTAAGCACGGGCTTGATACTATGGCTGGAGTGGTTGATAGTGGTTATCGTGGCGAAGTGTGTGTTGTGTTACAAAATCATGGATATGAACCATATAATGTTAAGGCTGGGGATAGAATAGCACAAATATTATTTCAATCTATTTTATCTGTACAAATGATAGAGACTGAGGAATTAAATAATTCTGACAGAGGACAGTCTGGTTTTGGCAGTAGCGGAAATTAAATATGTCTCAAAATAGAGTTTTCTATGCCTGTCAGGCTGTACTGTATAGAAAACGAAATACTAAATCTGGTGGAACTTATGCATACTTAGATGGCGCTCAGTCAGTTGGCGTAAGTAGCACTAGCGAATCTTCATCTATAGTAGACATTGGTAGATTTCAAAGAAGGTTTCGTTTTGAAAATAAGAACCGTACTCATGAAATTAATATTTCTAGAATAATACCAAGGGGTGGACAATTATTCTACTATGATGAAAGTTCTAGTACTAATTATAATCAGTGTCATCTACTATCTAATACAAATCTAGGATGTCAAGGATCAGACACATATACTAATAGTAGTGGATTAAAAAATTATGATATTATAATAGTATATGGAGAAGATGATGTATCTTTAATACAAGATAGTGCAACACTGACAAAAGTGTCATATAAAAATTGCCTACTAACAAATATATCATATGATATTGGTGTTGATCAAATCACAGAAACAATTACACTTATTAGTAATATTGTAAAATATGATGATGGCGATATTGATGCTTTACCCGATTCAGCTCAAGATGGAGATATTCTAAAAAGACAGCATATTAAAATGTCTTCTACTATCTTGCCAGAAGAAGCCAATCAAATTTTTAAATTGAATAGTCCACTATCTATAGACAATAAAGATGTATTTGGTTTACAGTCAATACAAATTGAAGCTACAATAGATTATACAGAACTAAATGATATTGGTATTTGGAGAGGGGCAAATGATGAAACAGATGTCAATCTCTGGAAGTTTGTGAACTTACCAATCAGTATAACCTGTTCATTGGTAGGTGTTATTAGAAGTATATACCTATATCAAGATATATTGCGCTTAGATAAAACATTCGAAGAAAACAAACAAATAAAAATTGTAGCTGATGCTTTAGGCAGTCAATATTTTGTGTGGGATTTAGGGACGAAAAACTACCTAGATAATATCTCTACTTCTGGTGGAGATACCGGTGGAGGTAATGTGGAACTAACACTGTCATATAAAAATGATTATAGTGATTTAGTACAATACAAAGGTGCTACTATTCGTTCAATCTCAAACACTGGGCCATATTAAAATGAGAAAAAAAAGAACAACAGATTCTAATAAAGAAAAAAAGCCACCATTAAGAAAAGTATTCAAACCTAAAACACAAAATCAAGTAGACTATATTAGAACAATGTCTGAATGCGATATAACTTTTTGCGTAGGACCAGCTGGTAGTGGTAAAACAGCTGTGGCCGTTGGATTGGCATGTGAATATTTACTAACTAATAGAATTGAGAAAATTATTATTACTAGACCTGTTGTAGAATCTGGTCGTGGTTTAGGATATTTGCCGGGAACATTAACAGAAAAGGTATTACCATACTTAATACCCACGTTGGAAGAAATGAAACTATATTTAAGTACTGACACATTTAATAATTACAAGAATACCAATGCCATAGAATTATGTCCACTAGAATATATGAGAGGAAGAAATTTTCATAATTCATTTATGATATTAGATGAAGCACAAAATGCTACATATGAACAGATAAAAATGTTCTTAACAAGAATTGGAACACAATCTAAAGCGGTAATTAATGGCGATATCACACAAACGGATTTGAACGAACAGTCTGACGGCGGTTTAGATGACTGCATAGAAAGACTTAGGGGCGTTGAAGGTGTTGGGATATGTAAACTATCATCAGAGGATATTGTAAGAAATAAAATTATTGCTAGAATTATTGCCAGACTTTAGTATGTTGTGTGTTTTTTGATTATGATCTATCTATAATGAAGGACAAAGGAAGGTTACGGAGAGCTATATGCCAACATACGATTTTGAGTGTGAGCCATGTGCGTTTTATATAGAAATTAAACAGGGATTTAATGATCCCTCTACTCATACTTGCCCAATCTGTGGAAAAGAAACATTAGTTAAAGTTTTTATTAATCCACCAGCAATCATGATAAGGGGAGAACCTGTAACAATTGCACAACTAGCAGATAGAAATACCCAAAAAATGGGAAAATATGAGTTACAAGATAAGAATGCTAAAAATAATATTCATCAAGCATCAGAAATCACAGAACAACGTAAACTTAATAGAAGAATTAATAAAATGACCCAACAAGAAAAAGTACGTTGGATTAAAGATGGTGACTGATGAATCATAATTTGAGTAATAGAAAAGAACACCCACATCATGTCACTATTACAATGAAAATTGATATTAGAAAGATATTACCAGATGGAACGCTTGATCAACAAGTATTAGGAAATAAACTTCTATCTGATTATGGTATATCAAATAAAGCACAATTTTATTTTTCTGCCGTGTCAGAGGCAGAAGCAATTAAATATCTTAAACAAAAATTGGAGAGATTAAATGGCTAGGTGGGAAAATGAAGATGTAAGTGATCTAAATTTACCAGATCCAGTACATCTTGTCAGGACTTTCTTTGACAAAAACGCCAAAGAGACTAATAATGAAGAAGTAGCATTCGCCAAAAAAACAATTAATGACGATAAAGAATTATATTATATTAAATATGCGCGTGGAGAGATTATAGATCCACATCATATAGATAGTAGCATACGCAATACTACATATCCAAAAATATTCAAAAAGGTTAATAAACAGGCATTCGATTCATATATAAAATTTCTTCAAACAAAAAATCGTTTATACTTTACAATGGCAAGAAGAATAGTAATGGAGCAAATATAATGAGAAAAGGACCACTATCTAAAGCAGATAAAGAATTTATTGACGCTAATAGATCTAATATGACACTAGTTGAACTAGCCTCTAAATTACAAAGATCAGATAAGGTTGTTGAGACATATTTGAAAACACTTACTCCTACAACTGATACCAATAATGGTGGTTCAGATATAAATCTATACGCAAGAAACAAAGAGCGTGGTGTAGTTGTTATGACAGAATCTGCTTCAATGTCAGCGGATGAAAAAAAGACTAAATTAGATGTATACTCATCTAGAAAATATAGAGATGTAATTCATAAAATTCGGGAGGATTGATATGATTTGCAAAAGTATAGATGGATACATGGAAAAATTATGCTATCATGATCTTATGATCAGTTGGCAAATTACTCTTAATGATGGCACAAAAGCTTATGGAGATTATGACAGAGAAGGATTTGATAATCCTTGGATTAGACTTAAAAGATATTGTGCAGAGAATGATGTATATCCAGTAAAGGTGGAATTACATATGTTTGGTGCGCCTCATGAGATTTTCTTTGAAGATGAAGAAGGTCTAGATGGCGTGTTTGTTATGCGTGGCATGGCTAAAGATCAAGCAATGGATGGAAGTCATTCACAGTCTTTTCAAACAATAACAGTTGGACTTTTAAGAGATGACTGTTCTTGTATAGATGTTGCAAAATATACTTGGCCTATTAGTCAGTTTGAAAAAAGACATAGTACTAGAGTATTGACAGAAGAAAATGTTGCAAGCATGTTATTTAAAAATGGATCAAAAAAACGAGAACATCCAGAAATACAAAAGTTGCTCAACGGGTGAACCCTGTACCGCAGCACAATATATAGCTGAATTGGTGTGTATTAGGAAAAGAGAAAAAGATAATACTGGTAATCTAGAATATAAATTTTGGAATAAATCGCAAAAGGACGAGTATCAGATACAAATCCGAGTTGCCAATAAATTAATAAATAAATATTCAATAGAAGCAGTATTACATTATTTAAATACGGCACACGGTAAAAAAACATACTCGTTAGGTTTTTTACATTCATCTAAAAAATTTGTATTGATTTCTAAATATGTTGAAGATTATATTAAAATCAGTTTTGAAATAACAGAAGCTGAAAAACAAAAACCAAAAAAGACTCTTGACACAGCAAACATTGACAAATTAGAATATACAACCAGACCAAAAAATTTAAAAACTACACTCTTGAATAAGATTAGGAAAGCACAAAATGGCTAAAGAAAAAGATCCAGAATATCTTACAAAGATTCTAAAACAGTATGGTAATATTATATCTAATGGTCAGCAGATCCTAGAGGAAAAACGTAACTACAAAGTTATATCTGTGAGTCCAGCCATAGATATTGCTTTAGGTGGAGGTATTCGTGAAGGAACTTGGCTCACACTTACTGGAGATCCAAAAAGCGGTAAGACAACAACTGCAATGCAAATAGCATCTAATTGCCAAAAGGAGGGAAGACCGGTTATATATTTAGATGTTGAGGGCAGATTGAAAGATATGAACTTTGAAGTAAGAGATTTAGATGCCTCAAAAATGAAAATTATACATCCAGAAGATAAACCACTACCAGCAGAGGATTTTTTAGATGTGGCACATAAGTTAATGAGTCATCCAGATTATCATGGTGCGGTACTTATTATAGATTCTATATCCTCATTAATGCCAGCAAAAGAATTAGATGGAGATATGACCCCCGGTAGGGCTGGATTACCAAAGATTCTATCTATCTTTACTAAAAAGATGGGTCAGCTCTTACCAAGACAACGTGGCTTAATAATAGCAATTACACACTTCATAGCAAACACAGCTGGATTTGGTGCCACTAAAATGGCTGATGGTGGTACAAAAATTCAATATCAAGCAGATACAAGAATGGAAATCAAGAGTGGTGGAGAAAAGCTATCCGCTGTAACTCCTTGGACTAATAATAATCAAGAAAGAATTGGTCAGGTTGTGAACTGGAAAATTTTATGTTCATCGATGGGGCCACCCGGTGGACAAGTACAAAGTTGGATTAGATATGGTCATGGAATTGATAAAGTGCAAGAGGTATTGATTCTTGCTCTGGATCTTGGTATGATAGATAAGGCCGGTGCATGGATGACATGTTCCTTTATGGGGCAGCATAAAGACTTAATTAAGAAGATAAAACCAGATTTGGATATCGAAGATAGCGAAGCGATAGAAAAGGCTTTTAAGTTTCAAGGACAAGATAACCTATATCAATTTTTAGTATCTAATCCAGAAGTAGTGTCAATATTGGAAAATAATATTAAGTGTGTGATATGAACATATTAGGACTAGATGGTAAAAACTATAGTTGGAACCCGTCTGCAAATCAAGCAGACACAGAAAATAGATCATCATTACATATGATGGCAAAAGACTTATTGAATGAACTATTTCCACATGATAGAGTTTTAGAAGAGGTATCTTTACCCGGAAGTAAGACAAAGTACAGAAACACTGTATTGAGAGCCGATTTTTTCATACCAAATAGAAATTTGATCATAGAAGTTCATGGAGAGCAGCATTACAAATTCAATAAATTCTTCTTCAAAAACAAGTTACATTTTTATCGTGCAAAAGCCAGAGATAATGATAAAAGAGAGTGGTGTGATATTAATTCCATCAAGTTAGTTGAACTAAATTATAATGAGGATATAAATGAATGGAGAAGAAAGATTTGAAGTATTCAAATCTTCTATTGAAGATTGGATTAATTTGCATGGCATTCAAGCTGTCAAACCTAATCCCGCGATAGATGAAATATTGAATATTGGTAGGGATCAACTCAGAAAATTAACTCATAATCAATGCCTAGAGTATGCATATGAATTATATGCATATAGTGAATATTTAGATAGTTTATTGTGCAAAGAGCAAATTGCCTTCGATTGGGCTGATGATAGCATATGGTATGTGATTGCAGACAAGATAGATCAGTACGGAGATAAATATACAAAATGGCAAGAGAAGTACTTTAAAGCAGTTAAGGAAAATCCATTAGCAACACAAATTGTTAAAGTAAAAACTTATTCTAGTGCTAGAATCAAGGTATTACAAAATAAAATCAGCACTATCAAAAAGATGTCAGAAATATTATCTAGTTTAGCTAAGAGGAAATATAATGAATAAAACAGAACACATAAAGAACCTATTAAAAAAAGCAATAGAAACAAATGACGAAGAACTAATTGCACTAGCAAGTTCTTTAATGTCTGAACAAGACATAGCAGCACCAATAGAGAAAAAAGACGACAATAATGAATTCATCTTCACTATGCCAAAATCACAGAATGACAACAAAAGAGGGGTGCCTGTAAATGCCATCAAGAAACGTGTAAATACGTTTCAAGATGATGGAATAGAAGCCAAAGATATTACTACACCAGATATAAAGCCAACAGAAAGAAAGCGACCAAGGTTTCAACCAATATATCAAACTTGTCAAAAGTGCAATAAATCAATTCAGACTCATCCAACACATAAAAGAGATTTCTTTATCTGCGATAGATGTATAGGTAAATAATGCAAAAGAAAAGCTTGCTAGAAAATGCTGCATCTGAAAGAGCCGTATTGGCTGGATTATGCCAATATGGCTTAGATGTGTATCTCAATATAGACTTTGTTGATACCGACCATTTTCATAATAGCACCAATCAACTTATATTCAGTTGCTTAAAGGCCATAATAAACAATAATATCAAAGTTGATTTAACATCAATTCTATCTGCCGCTAGTGATCTAGGTATTTCTGAAAAGATTAATACTAAAGATGAAATAGGTTTCATTAGATCATTATTTAATTTCCCTATTCATAAAGAAAATGTTTCCATACATGCAGCTAAAATCGCTAAATTAAAATTAGCTAGAGATCTAAAGCAAACTCTTAAAGTTTGCTCTGAGAGACTAGAGACTATAAACGGTGAAGAAGATATCATGGATATGATATCTAGTATAGAAGAGCCAATATTAGATGCAACGTCTAGTATTTATCAATCATCTAATAAGTCTACTGAAATCATAGGATCAAATATAGAAGAGTATATTACATACCTATGCGACAATCCATCAGATTTTGCAGGTATTCCAACAGGCTTTAGTAGATATGATTTAGCCATAGGTGGTGGCTTGCGTAGAAAATGCGTAGATTTAATTGCCGCCAGACCAAAAATTGGTAAATCAATGTTTGGTGATGCTGTAGCTTTAAATGTATCCAAAGGACTTAAAATACCAGTTCTTATGCTCGATACTGAAATGTCAAAGGAAGATCATCTCAATCGCATGATAGCAAATTTGAGCGGTGTAGAAATTAATAAGATATCTACTGGAAAATTTGGACAATGTGAATTAGATAAAGAGAAGGTATATAAGGCAGCAGAAGAACTTAAAAGTATTCCATATCACTACATCAGTATTGCTGGTCAGCCATTTGAAAATATAATATCAATCATGAGAAAATGGATATATCAATATGTAGGATTTAATGAGGATGGCTCTACTAAAGACTGTTTAATAATATATGACTATCTAAAATTAATGGGATCAGAAACAATAAACAATTCTATGCAAGAATATCAAGTTCTTGGTTTTCAAATTACTAAACTACATAATTTTTGCGTAAAGTATGATGTACCATGCCTTAGTTTTGTACAATTAAATAGAGATGGTATTACTAAGGAATCTACAGATGTAGTTTCTGGATCAGATAGATTAATTTGGCTATGTACAAGTTTCTCAATATTCAAGCTAAAATCAGATGAAGAAATTGCTGAAGATAGGCAAGAAAATGGAAATCGTAAACTTGTACCAATCGTGTCAAGGCATGGTGGAGGACTAGATGATGGCGATTATATTAGCATGAAGATGTTTGGCTCTATTGGTAAAATAGAAGAAGGCAAGACTAGAAACGAAATACATCAAAAGGCAAAAAATAAACAAGAAGGATTTGAGATCGATGGAGAAATTGACTCAGAAACAGATATATAGTATCTGTGTTAAATTGATAGACAATATTCCCAAAATATTGAATACATTTCAAATTGACTACATAGAATATCCAAATAGATTTTCATTTCCTTGTCCTGTGCATGGTGGTGATAATCCAGAGGGATGCAGTTTGTTTGTTGATGGCGATTCAGCTAAAGGTAATTGGAGATGCTGGACACATAATTGTCAAGAAGAATATACTAGTAATATTTTTGGATTTGTTAGAGGGGCTATGTCTCACACACGAAGAAAAAAAATCTCATTAAATGAAACTCTATCATTTTGTGAAAATATACTTGGCACAAAATTGAACCACTCTGATATAGAAATACCAACCAAAAATTTAGACATACTAGAAGTCTTTACAAAAAAACCACAAGATATAGGTAGTGAATTATCTAGATCACAAGTTAGATTAAAACTAGATATACCATGCAAATACTTTATCAATAGAGGATTTCTACCAGAAACGTTAAACACATTTGATGTTGGTATTTGTAAAGAAAAAAATAAACCTATGTCTGGCAGATCTGTAGTACCAATATATGATCAATCATATAAATATGTTGGATGTGCTGGTAGAGCATTGAACAATGATTTGCAACCTAAGTGGTTATACAGTAAAGGCTTTAAAAAAGCTGTGTTATATGGTATGCATATAGCTAAATATGATATATTACAAACTGGTAACATAATTTTGGTAGAAGGTCAGGGTGATGTATGGAGGATGCACGAAGCTGGATATAAACAAACAGTAGGTATTTTTGGTTCCAGTATCAGTGATGATCAACTATTACTAATGGAAAATAGTGGAGCATGTAATGTAATTATATTAACGGACTCAGATGATGCTGGTGATATGGCCTATAAACAGATAGTCAAAAAATGCGGTCGTAGATTTAATTATTATCGACCACGAATTTCAGCCAAAGATGCTGGCGATATGAAAATATCAGATCTACAGAAAGAACTAGCACCCCAACTAAAAGGAGTAATTGATGCAAACTAGAATTTTAGCTTTTGCTGGTCATAAACAGGCTGGAAAAACCACATGTTCTAATTTTTTACATGGCTATCAACTTAGGGCTAATGGCGTGATTGATGGATTTGATATTACTACAGATGGAAAGCTAGTTATAAAAACGGCCATCATAGACGATGACGGCAAAGAGAAAGAAGGATTGGGATTATTAGAGACTAACAGATTAGATGCAGAGTTTGCAGAGTGGGCGGTATATAATATGTGGCCGTTCATTAAGAACTATTCATTTGCCACTCCGCTCAAAGATATTTGCATTGGTCTATTTGGTTTGCAACAAGAAAATATATATGGCAATAATTCCATGAAGAATGCGAATACATTCTATAGATGGGAAGATATGCCATCTGTTATTACAGATAAAGATTTACTTACCAATCCAGAAATAAAGAAATTAGTAGATAGTGGAATATTACATTACCATCAAAAAGGCAAGATGACACACAGAGAATTTTTACAATTCTTTGGCACAGATATATGTAGGAAAATATATGAAGATATTTGGTATAGTAGATTATTGAATGACATTAATCATGAACAACCATTAGTAGCAATTGTAGATGATTGTAGATTTATCAATGAAGTGAATGCTATACAGAATGCTGGTGGTAAAGTGATATATTTAACTAGAAATTTATATGACGATAGTCATAGTAGCGAAGCGGAACTAAAGGAGTGTAATCATTTTGATGCAACTATAGATAATCAAGATTTATCTATACACGAAACCAATATTAAGCTTATTGAAATATTAGATAGCTGGGGTTGGCTAGGTAAAGAAATAATACCAAATAATAAATCAATGCTACAAAAGGTTGGTGGCATACATAAAATAAAGGAATAAAATGATTATTACATATATTCGATCATCGAGCTATAACAATTATGAATATTGTCAGATGCAGTATTTTATTACATATGTTTTGGGACATCAAAGCATATCTGGAAAGAAAGCACAGCTTGGTACGATTGTACATAAGGTTATGGAATGTTTAGCTAAATGCAAACAGGCATTACAATCCAGTAGTACAAAAAAATCTTTATCTATTAATGATGACGCGATTGGAGATCTGTCATTTACTGCCAACTCTTTATTTACTAAGTCTTTTGTAGATAAGCTTATTAGTAAAAGCTATGATCATTACACAAGTAAATGCACTCATGACTATCATTCAGCAGATCTTGCTTTCTGTAAAGACTTAGTTAAAACAGCGTTAGAATATAATGATGGACAATTTGATCCACGTAATAGAAAAATTATTGCCGCAGAACCACAATTTGATATTCCAATAGAAACTGGATGGGCTAAATACGAATATAAATTACCAAATGGTAAAATTGTTAAAGGTCAATTAGCTATTAAGGGTACTATTGATCTTGTAACAGAAGTAGATAAAGATGTGATAGAAATCATAGATTGGAAAACAGGAAAAAGACTTAATTGGGCAACAGGGGAAGAAAAAACATATGATAAATTATGTCAAGACCCACAGCTGATGTTATATAATTATGCCACATCTAAACTTTTTCCAGAATATAAACAATCAATTATGTCTATCTTCTTTATTAAAGACGGTGGACCATTTAGTATGTGTTTTGATGAACAGGATCAAAATAATTTCTTGTCCATGCTAGAATCTAGATATAAGCAAATTCAACATAATGATTTTCCTAAGCCTATTTCTAATGATAGATCTAATTTTAAATGTACTAAATTATGTCACTTCTATAAGAACAATTGGCCGGGAACAAATAAACCAATGTGCAATTATGTTGAAGATCATTTAAGAGCTTTTGGATATGATGAAACAATAGAAAAATGCACTAATGATAATTTTGATATAGGATATTATTCAGCGCCGGGTTAATTATGTTAGAAGTAAAAATTACAGAACAGATGAAAGAGCGAGCTTTTCAAAAGGCCAAAGATATGGGTAAATTGGTTAATTCTATCACTAATGGTGATGGTAATTTGGCTGGATTTTTAGGAGAAGAAATAGCCAATTCTGTTATTAATGGCACGATTAATAATACTTATGATTATGATATAATTAAAGAAGGAAAAAAATATGACGTAAAAACAAAAAGATGTACAAGTAAACCAAAAGAATATTACGAATGTTCGATAGCGGCATATAATACTAAACAAAAATGTGACACATATGTATTCGTGCGAATAGAATACAAAAATAATAACTGGGGTAGGGCTTGGATTCTAGGATATTTTCCTAAAACAGAATATTTTCAAAAGGCAAGATTTCTAAAACAGGGGGATATAGACCATAGTAATGGCTTTATTGTAAAAGCTAACTGTTATAATATGGCAATCAAGGATCTTAAACAATATGGCTGAATTACTCGACTTACATAAAGAATTTCATCTTGGTAATATGTTTACATATAACGTTGGAAAAAAATTAGCCAACTTATTATGTAATAAATTCAGAGTAATTCTAAAGTATGATAATGCAGAATTGCCAATATTTAATGATGATTTACTAAATATTGAAATAGCGACCTCAAGAGAAACACACTCTATACCTAATAATTTTTTTAGAGATGATGTTTACGCTATTTTTCAAAACTATTTTATGCTAGATAGATGGGAATATCCTATATATAATCCACTAGCATATCCAATGCCAATAGGAACATTTGTCGATTTTGATCAGTTGAAATCTATAGAAATCAAACCGATTCCAGAAAGGAAATATGATTTTTCTTTTGTGGGGCAAATACCACACACTGGTACTAGAGATTCTTTTAAAAGAAATATAGAACAATTAATATTAAAAACTGGCAAGAAGTTTAAATATGTATTAGAATTTACTAATGGTTTTAATAATGGACTATCACATACAGAATATGTTGAGCTATTAAACGACTCAAAAATAGCATTGTGTCCACCCGGCGCTTATAGCTTAGAAACATTTAGATTTTTTGAATGCATTAAAATGGGCGCAATTCCAATGGTTGAAAGATTGCCCAAGCTGTGGTATTATGAGAATGCACCATTCTTCAAGTGTAGGTGGCACGAATTAGATTTTTATTTATCAACATCTTTGAATTATCTAAATAGCACTATATCCAGAAACACATTTGAAAAATTAGCTATATATAATATGAACATACTAGATGAGCAACAACTCGCACTACATTTATATAAAGTATTACAAAATAGAAATAATATAGATAAAACAATTATACAATCAGAAATACAAAAAATAAGAAGAGAGCTAGAACAATATGTCTAATATTGCATTAAATTGTAAAACACATTTTAGTTTACTAAATGGCTTATCACAATGTGACGACTTAGCAAAGAGATGTAATGAGTATGGATATGATGGCTGTGTTATAGCAGATAAAAAAACCATATCTGGAGCAATAGAGTTTCATCAAGCCTGTAAAAAAAACAACATTAAACCAATTATAGGATGTGATTTTGGCGAATTTATATTGATTGCAAAAAATAAATCTGGATGGTTTGAACTAATGAGAATAGTTTCAGATATTGATCATATCATGCTAGAGGATATTGCTAAAACCAACAATATATTATGTATGTCTAACGATCTAAATATAGAAAAAATTTTTCTAGACAATTTTATTCAATGTAATATAAAGCAATATGCTATCTACTATGTAGATCAAAAGGACGTAGAGTGTCATCGTATTTTGTTATGTGCGGATCAGAAAACAACATTGCCAAATATAAAGAAAAAGATCAGAAACAATGAAGAATTTGAGCATATGGAATTTTTTACTAGAAATGATTTCTACTTAACTATTCCGCCAAGTGATACTATTTATCAATCAATTTCTGATAAGTTAAACATATTATGCGAGTCATATGATATAACAGAAAAACCACGACTACCAAAATTTCAATGCCCAAATGATATTAATGAAAATGATTATTTGAGGCAGTTATGTAGAATTGGGTGGATGGATAGATTAATCAAAACTGGTAAAATATTGAATGAAGATAAAAAGACGGAATATACTAATAGAATAAAACATGAACTGGATGTAATACTAAATGCAAATCTCGCCGGATATTTTCTAATTGTGCAAGATATAGTCAATGAAGTCAAGCGTAGAGGATGGTTAGCTGGTCCCGGTAGAGGTTCAGCCGCAGGGTGTCTGGTATCGTTTCTAGTAGGAATTACAGATGTGGACCCAATCCAACATGGTCTACTTTTTGAAAGATTCTACAACGAAGGTAGAAACACTAAAGACCACATCTCGTTACCAGATATTGATGTCGATGTACCAGCTGAATATAGAGATAACATTATTGACTATATCAAAACAAAATATGGACATGAAAATGTATCTCAAATGATTACATTCGGTAGACTACAAGGTAGAGCAGCATTAAAAGAGGTTTTAAGGATTAATGATGCCGTGTCATTTGCTGAAATGAATGAGATAACTAAAAGAATACCAAACGAGGCAGAAATCTCTGATCAGCTAGAATTAATGGGTGAAAAATCTATCATTAATTGGGCATTAGATAATGACGCTGAATCATTAAAGAATTGGTGCTATAAAAACGAAAATGGCACATTAGAAGGACCGCTAGCAGATATATTTAAACAGGCAATCGACATTGAGGGTACTAATAAGTCGCAAGGCAAACATGCGGCTGGAGTATTAATCTCTCAACAAAAACTTCTAGATATATGTCCAATGGTTAAAGACAAAAACGATCAAATGATAGCCGCATTTGAAATGAACGATTTAGAAAGCCAAGGACATATCAAGTTCGATATTCTTGGAATTGATTTATTAAGTAAGATCATGGAGATTATTGGAGACGAAAATGACAATAACTAAGCAAGATATTAAAGCTGTTGTTTTTGCTGGATGCGCTGTAGATTGTGGTGGTGTGTCTATATGTAACATAGAAAATCATCTCAAGAACAAATTGATATCCAGAGCAGCAAAGTACCAAGTTTGGTCAGATAAGCATCATTGTTATAATATGTATCATAATATTGATGAAGCTGTAGATAAATTTTTTGCATTAACCAGAGGAAAACTGAATGGCAAATCATAGAGATTATATTGTGTTCGACTTTGAAACTGGTGGCGCTGATCCAAATACATGTCAACCCACACAGATAGCCGCAGTAGCCATACATGCGAAGAAGTTGGAACTACAACCAAATGGAGTCTTTAATAGTGAAATTAGACCAATAATTGACGATGAAGAAGCTATTAAAGCTGGAGTAGGACCGCTTGAGGATAAGGCATTAGAGATTACCAGAAAAAATAGAGACACTTTAGCCAAAGCACCGCTACCAAAAGTTGTATGGAAAAAATTTGCAGAATTCTGTAATCAATACAATTTTAAGAAAACATCATATACCGCACCAGTAGCTGTTGGCTATAATATCATTGGATATGATATGGTTATCGTAGATCGCTTATGTAAACAATATGGACCATTTGATAAAATCAAAAATGAGCAAAAGATCTTTAATCCAATATTCAAGATAGATCTAATGAATCATATATATTGCTGGTTTGAAAATAATCACGATGTAAAAGGTTATAACATGGATTATTTAAGAGATTATTTCGGAATATCTTCAGAAAATTCACATGACGCCTTACAAGACGTTAAAGATACAGCAAATATACTGATAAAATTTCTAAAGCTACAGCGTAATCTATTAAAGAAAATCAAGTTTGAAAAAGCCTTTGCAAATAGCGAACTCTATATACAATAGACAATTAACATGAAAACATTTAACATAAATGATTTTGATGACGACGAGGTTTGGGATTTGATTTGTACTGGAAAAACCAAAGGAGTTTTTCAATTAGAATCTAATCTTGGACGACATTGGGCTAAACAGCTAAAACCTAGAAACCTATCAGAACTTGCAGCTTTGATTAGTTTAATTAGACCGGGATGTCTAAAGGCGTATGTAGATGGCAAATCTATGACGCAACATTATATTGATAGAAAACATGCCAAAGACCCAGTAACATATCCTCATGACTCATTGGAGTCAATTTTAAGTGAGACATATGGTGTATTGGTATATCAAGAACAATCCATGATGATTGCACAAAAACTAGCAGGATTTTCACTAAAAGAAGCGGATTCACTGCGTAAAGCGATTGGCAAGAAAAATGCAGCACTCATGAATGAAGTCAAAGAACAATTTATTCAAGGATCAGAAAAACTAAATATAGTCACGAAAGAGTCAGCAGAAGAAATTTTCTCTTGGATAGAAAAATCTAATAGATATGCATTTAATAAATCACATGCAGTCTCCTATGCTATCAATGCGTATTGGAGTGCGTATTGTAAAAAATGGAAACCACTAAGCTTCTATAAAACTTACCTAAATCATGCACATAGAAAGCCAGACTCACAAAAAGAAATAAAGGAATTAATCACTGATGCAAAATCAAACGATATAGATGTATATCCACCAAGGCTAGATAATCTATATACAGATTTCACAATCAAGAATGGTAAGATATTTTTTGGCTTAAATCATATTAAAAATGTTGGAGAAGCAGAGTGCAAAAAAATCCAAGAAATCAAATATAATCATGATATAACTAGATATACATGGCTAGATTGTTTGATAAATATTATTCATAGATACAACCTTAATAAGAGATCCGTTATAGCTTTAATATCTGCTGGAGCATTTAATGGTAAATATAATCTAGAACATAGAAAAAAGATGTTATATGAATATGATAGTTGGAAATTACTTTCTAATAGAGAGCAAGATCATATAGCTAATAATTATGCTGGTAAAAAATCACTACATGACTGTATAATAGACTTATTATCAACACTAAAAATAGTACAAAGTAGACAGCAAATCGTATTAGATATTAGTAATTCACTGAAAAATCCAATGTACAACTTGGAAGATTCAATCGTAACTATAGCCGAAGAAGAATCGAAATATTTTGGATGTTCTTTAACATGCAATAAGACAGATGCTTCTGACCAATTTCTTGCTGCTAATATGTGCAAAGATATATCCAATGGCTTGATAACAGGTAAGGCAAATATAGTAGTGAGTATTAACTCTGTTCGTCAATACAAAACAAAAAAGGGTAAAAATCCCGGTCAGATAATGGCTTTTTTGTGTGCTGAAGACAGTAGTGGAATGCTAGACTCTATTACCATTTTTCCAGAGACTTATTCAGAATATAAAGATTTATTGACAGAAGGCAATACAGTATATATTAATGGAGAAATCTCTAAAAAGGAAAACACATCATTAATTGTAAATAAAGTTACACAAGTTTGAGGATTATAGATCATATGAATAAGTGTCATTTTCTTGGTAGGTTTGTAGATACGCCACAATTGCAAACAAATGATTTTGCAAAATTCACTAGATTTCTTCTAGAAATAGAAGAATATAGAAAAGATAAAGATGGAAACAAGCGTAAAAGAAAAGATATATTAGAATTTGAAGCATGGGATAGTGCTGCAATAGCGATTACCACTCAATCAATGGCTAATGACTATATAGTAGTAGAGGCCGTAGCTAGAAAAGAAAATAATAATACTGTTTTTAGAATCACAACATTTAAAATATTTGTAAATCAAAATTGATATGAAAAAGAAAGTTTTATTCTTATCAGAAGCTCCGTGGTATAGCACTGGATATTCTGTATATGGAAATCAAGTCCTAAAAAGACTAGTACAAAATCCATCTTTAGATGTTGCACAAATAGCTATATACGCCTCTTCAGATGACCCACATGTCAAAGATTTTCCTTGGAAAATTTATGGCAATAAACCATCAAGTAATCATCCACAATATAAGACTTATCAAGTAAGTCCTAGCGCTCAATTTGGGGATTTTTCTTTTAATGAAGTATTATTAGATTTTAATCCACATTTTGTATTAGATATTAGGGATTGGTGGATGATTGAGTTTCAGCAAAGATCGCCGTTTAGAAATTTTTTCAAGTGGGCAATAATGCCAACTGTTGATGCTGAACCACAAAATAATCAATGGATTAATACATATGAATCAGCAGATGCTGTTTTTACATATTCAGAATTTGGTAGAGATGTACTATTAAATCAGTGTGATAATATTAAGTTTTTAGACATTGCATCTCCAGCAGCAAGTGAATGTTTTACTCCTGTTGCTAACAAGGCACAACATAAATCACAATGCGGTTTAAGACCAGATTCATTGATATTTGGCACCGTCATGCGTAATCAAAAAAGAAAACTTTATCCAGACTTGTTTGAATCATTTAGAGAATTTCTAAATCTATCAAATAGAAATGATGTATTTTTATATTGCCATACATATTATCCAGATATCGGATGGAATATACCAGAATTATTAGACACGTATTCTTTATCTAACAGGGTATTATTTACATACAAATGTAAAAAATGTGGTAAAATTACTACTGATTTTTTTCAAGATGCTATGCAGTTTTGTAAGTCGTGTGGTAATTTTACTAATGCGTTGGTTGGTATTGGCAATAGCATTACAGAAAAAGAATTAGCTAAAATCTATAATATATTTGATGTATATATACAATATGCAAATAGTGAGGGTTTTGGTATGCCGCAATTAGAAGCAGCATACTGTGGTTTACCAGTTGTTTCTATATATTATTCAGCAATGAAGTCTGTCATTGATAATATCGGAGGTATAGGTGTAAATCCAATTGCGTTTAGTAAAGAATGCGAAACCGGTTGCAATAGAGCTATTCCAAACAATCAAGAGTTTATTGATATATTATTAAGGCTATCAGAAAAAACTCAAGATGAATTAAAAAATATAGGTACTAGCGTATGCAATAAAGCAAGAAAAGCATATAGTTGGGACCAGACAGCAAATAAGTGGATGGACTATATATTAAATACAGAAATTATACCAGAGCATCTTTCTTGGAAATCACCATCAAAATTATTTAGTCCAGCACATGCTATTCCAGAACAGTTGACTACATCTTTAGATAAGGTTAATTTCATTTTTAATAACGTATTGGGAAAACCAGAATGGATTGGCGGATATCTTTGGAGAAGAGTATTAAGAGATTGTAGTTTTGGATATAGGTGTGAAAATCTTGAGCATGATTTTTACTTTAATGAATCGCATATACAATCATATAGTACTGTTAAACCATTTTCTATAGATGAAGCCATGAAAGAAATGACAAATTTTAGACTACAAATGAATCATTGGGAACAGGCCAGATTGGAAAAATTTAAAATATCATGAAAGTTTTATATATAGGTAACTATAGAGATGGTAGTGGCTGGTCTGATGCCTGTATTAACAATATTTTGGCAATGGACAAAATAGGTATTGATGTTGTGCCAAGATGTGTCTCGTATTCTGTGCAACATGGAAATCCACCAGAGAAGATTTTAGAACTAGAAAAAAAATCAAGTTATAATTGCGATATATGTATTCAGCATGTTTTACCAGATTCATATGTATATGATTCTACATATAAAAAAAATATAGGATTTTTAGCCGTAGAAAGCTCTAATTTTAAAGATACTGCATGGCAACATCATGCAAATTTATTAGATGAAATATGGGTGCCTAGTTTATATTCTAAGGCGGCATGTAGAAGAAGTGGTATTACTGTTCCTATTCATGTGGTTCCACATTCTTTAGATATAAATCAATATCTAAATGCACAATTTACAAAAAAAATTGTAGAATTAGAGAATACTTTTAATTTTCTATTTATTGGCGAGTTTATTGAAAGAAAGAATATATCAGCTTTAATAAAAGCATTTCATACTGAATTTGATATGACAGAGCCTGTCAATCTTATGATTAAAACATCTAGGCAGAACATTGACTATATCAATAATTATAGTGAATCAATAAAAAGAGGGCTTAAAATTAGAACCTCATATAAAAAAGAAATCATCATTTGTGGTAAGCTTAATAAAAATGATTATCTTTCTGTAATAAAACAGTGCCATTGTTTTGTAATGCCAAGTAGGGCAGAGGGATTTTGTATACCAGCTTTAGAAGCTATGGCCCTTGGATTACCAGTAATACATGCTAGTAATACTGGAATGGATGATTTTAGTTATGGCATAAAAGTAATGTCAAGAACTACACCATGCTTTGGGGCGGTTGATACAATTCCATTTTTGGACAATGCGCATAGTGATTGGTCAGAAATAGATATAAGATCTCTAATGATAGCTATGAGAAACTATTATATGAAATGGAATACAGTAGAAGCAAAAAATGATACACATAATGCCATAGAAAAAGCTAAGTTATATAGTCATCAGTCTGTTGGCACAACAATAAAGGATTTATTAAATGATTGCTAGTGCAATTCCAAAAAACATAAAAGCAATACTAAAACATCCACAGCGTGAAGATAAGCTAAATATTCTTACATTTACCACGCATGAAAGATATGAACAAAATTTATCAAAAACTGGTCATAATTTCTATGCTTTAAATTATGGCAAATCTTGGGATAAAGACTATGGAGTAATTCCAGAAAATTACAACATCATAAATGAAGTACCGCCATATTTAGACATAGATATAGTTTTATCACACACATCCTGTGATAGATTACAATATGCTCACGACACATTATCTAACACTAAAAATGCTGGATTGTCAATGTTGGCTATACCAATCCTAAGACATACACATGTTCTTCCAGATATAAGAATGGATGTAGAACAACAAAAATCTATATTTCAAAATATACCAGTATTTGCAAATTCTTTTATATCTGATTACAGCAGAAAGAAATGGGGCTATAATGAATCTAATTCTAATGTAGTTGAACATGGTGTGGATACAGATTTTTGGTTTCCAACAAAAGATAAGCGAGATAACGTATGTTTATCCGTTGTAAATGATTGGCCCAATAGAGATTGGTGCTGTGGTTTTAATTTATGGAGAGAGACATCATACGGATTACCAGTTCGCGTATATGGTAAAAGTGCCGGTTTTTCTCAACCAGCAGAATCAGTAGAACACTTAAGAGATATATATTCTTCATCTATGATTTTTTATAATACATCCATACATTCGCCAGTTCCGACAGTGTTATTAGAAGCAATGGCTTGTGGTTGTGCCATAGTATCAACTGCTAATTGTATGATACCAGAAATCATTACACACAAGTATGATGGCTTAATATCAAATGATCCATCAGAACTTAGATCGTTTTTAGAATTGTTATTAAACAACAATGATTTAGCTCGTCAAATCGGAGATAATGCAAGAAAAACCATACTAGAAAAGTTCAACCTAAACAGGTTTTGTGATAACTGGAACAATCTACTATATACAACTATAGAACGTTACAAGGGAAAAATATGAAGATTTTTTTATCAAATCATAAGCCAAGTATAGATAACTATATATGGATTAATAATCTATCACAGCTAAATGATTCAGTTTTACCATCAGAAGCTACCGAAATTATTTGTGAAGATTTTTTGTCATCATTTGCTATAAATGAACAACAAGAACTACTTAATAAAATAACTGAAAAATTGAGACTTAATTCTAAACTAATAATATCAGAAGTTGACTGTGGTTTAATAACAAAGAGATTTTATTTGGAAGAAATTAATTTGGATGAATTAAATGAAAAAATGTTTAGCGGGAAAAGAAAAAGTATTTTATCGGTTCATGAGATTATAAAAAATCTACCAGATAAATTACAAGTAAATAATAAACACTTCCAGTATAATGAGTGTAAGATCATTTTGACATGCAGGAGGCACAAATGAATATCAATACAAAATGTAATGGATGCGTGTTTAGTGTTTATGAAAATAACATACAGATATCATGCAAGCTAGATAGACATAATAAATTAACATATGATACGCACGATGAAGAGGGGGCTTTTATCTTAAATAGATTTTGTAGCACATATCGTCCACAAAATTGGCTAGAGGAATTGTCTGTACAAGAAAGCGAAAATATAGTTTCAACTGTCTTACGAGAGATTATCCCGTGTGTAGGATTTTTTGTTTTGTTAAAAACAGATTCTTTGGATGCTATGAGTAAATTAGAAAGCACTATAAAAGACATAAAGAATCAATCTTTTGCTGCCAGATATGTTGTAGTATCAACAGATAAAGTAGAATACAATGAAGGCATACAAGAGCTGTTATGTAAATATTTTGATTTTGATACCACTAATCATCATATTGTACAATTAATACAACAGCCATCATCAATGCCATTTATTATAGACGAATGTTTCAAACATGCAAAAAATGGGTGGGCATATGTGTGTGAGTCTGGAGAATCAATAGATAATAAGCTAATTGAAAAAATCCATAAACGAGTTAATTTAGATCTAAAACGTCTTAGTGTTGTCAAGCCATATAAAGAACCACTTAATGGTTTATTATTTCAAACAGCTTTATTCAAATTTCTCCACGGAAACACCGTGAAATTGTTTAAAGATGATGTTGTAGATAATAGAGAATTTCTAGATAAAGTGGCTAATGCCGCAATTAAAAGTGATCCAGACACATTTATCACATGGGAACAATTCAATGAATCCTAATGTAGCTATTATTATTACTAACTATAATTATGGTAAATATGTTATACAAGCAATAAATAGCGCCACTAATCAAGATTACGCTGGTAACTTGCGTGTATATGTTTTAGATGATGGATCTAGTGATGACTCTTGGGAAAAAATTTCGAATATCACAGATCACCAATATTGTGCAACAATAAATGAACCCTATTATTCTGGCCCAATTGACCACAGACAAAAGGATAATATTTATGCTTTTAGGATTAATAATTCTGGAGCAAGTACTGGCAGAAATGTAGCTATATGGCAGTCATGGGATTGGGCTGAAATTTTTGGTATATTAGATGCTGATGATGCCTATTTTGAAAATAAGGTGTCTATCTTGGTAGAAAAATTAATTGAATACGAAGAAGTAGGAGTGGCATACGCTGATTATAATAATGTATATTCAGGTTATCGTAAAACAGAATTTAAAGAATCATATAGTAGAGATATATTGTTAAATCGCTGTATAGTGCATAGCAACTCCCTTATTAAAAAATCAAAAATAGAGTCTGTCATACTTCCAAATAAAGAAATTTTTGATTCTAGGTTACATGGCGCAGCTAGCAAGGGATTTATAGGATGTACTGAAGATTATGACTTATGGTTAAGATTATCTAAGGTTTGTATTTTCACGCACGTTCCAAAAATATTAGCCATTGCTAATCAAACTGGACAAAATCAATCATATAAAATGACATCAGAAATCTTTAAAGAAAACGCTAAAATATTAAGTAGCAGATAATGAATAGATTTACAACTAATATTACTAAGATAAGAATTAATCCTAAAACTTCTAAGAAGACAAGCAATATTAGTATCATCATGCTTTGTGCTGGAGTTGGATTAAGAATTAAATCATATGAGCCTCGTAGTATTCTGAAAATAAAAAATAAAACACTACTAGAACATCAAATAGACATACTAAATACTGTATTTGATTGTCCAGAAATTATTTGCGTAGTTGGATACGACGCCCAAAAAATCATCAAAAAAAATTACAATGTCAGAATTGTGGAAAACCAATTATATGAAACCACAAACGCAGCTGAAAGTTTAAGACTAGCCTTTAATAATACATTAAATGACAACATACTATTTCTACATGGTGATTTATTCTTTAATAAAGAAACATTTAATGTCAAGTATAATAAATCCTTTATATTAGTAGATAGCAATAAAAGATTTAACAATAGTGAAGTTGGTGTAACAATATGTAGTGACACCAACAAGGCTAGTATTTTATCGTATGGATTAAATACTAAATGGTGTCAGATCGCATACTTAACTGGTAAAGAAACAAAAATAGCTAAAAATTTATTCCAAAAATTTGAAACAACACATAAAAAAATGTTGTGTTTTGAATTATTAAATGAGATGATAAATACTGGAGCTTGTTTTGAATGTCATGAGCCTAACAATATGAGCATAACAGAAATAGATAGAATAAAGGATATTGATATATGAAAGTATTGATAGCGAGTGATGGTGTACATGCTCATTTTTTTGAACGAGCAGCTTGGGCAAACGCATTTAATGCGTGTGGTATACAATCGATATTGTGGGATTGTAAAAAAATACCAGCATTTGATATATTTGATACATATGAACCAGATATTTTTTTAGGACAGACATATAATTTAGAACCAGCTTTGATTAAATGTATCTATGAAAGACCACATTTAAAAGTGGCTTTACGTGCTGGAGATTGGGGAGATCAAGAATCTATAGTTGATAAATCGCAGTATAATATTTTATACTGCTCATCGTCAGAAAAACAGATTTTGCAGAAATTAAAAGATGAGACAGGAAAACCAGATTTTGTATATATTCATTATGATGAAACATCAATAAATATTACCCATAATCATTTTAGATCTATTGGCATTGAACCTAAATCAGTAATGATGAGCGCGGACATAATGATGTATTCTAATGCACAGTATGATCCCAAACTAGATTGTGATATAGCGTTTGTTGGTGGCTATTGGCCCTATAAGGGTTTAGTAATCAATCAGTATCTATTTCCATTAATGAACGATGTTGGTAAATATAATATTAAAATCTTTGGAAATCAAGTATGGCCCTCAAATCAATATTGTGGTATGATAAGTGACACAGAAGTAAAGAATCTCTTTGTATCTGCGAAAATTTGTCCAAATTTAAGCGAGCCACATGCACATGCGTTTGGTATAGATGTCAATGAGAGAATTTTCAAGATTTTATTTGCTGGCGGATTTTGTATATCTGATTATGTAGATTCATATAAATTATTTGGTGATGGTTTGATTATGGCTAAAACACCAGACGAATTTCAAAACAAAATAGAATATTATCTAAATCATCCGTCAGAAAGAATAAAGGTTGCTAATATTGGACAATCAATAGTAAAAAAATATCACACATCTTTTGATAGAATAGCACAAATCATGCATTATTTTAATATGCCACAAATTGCAAATCTTATTCTTACAAAAAAATTGGAGATAATAAATGTCTAAAAAAGTATTAGTAACTGGAGCAAATGGATTTCTTGGCACTGCTGTAATTAAAAAACTATCAGAAGAAACTAAATACGATATACTTCCAGCAAATGGAAAAGCGAAGTGGGATCTAACAAATAAGAAATATGTTGATTGTATGTTGGCTCATTATCAACCAGATATTGTTGTACACTTGGCGGCAAGAGTTGGGGGTATTCAAGCAAATAAAGAAAATCCGGGTTTATTCTTTTATGAAAATTTAATAATGGGTGTTAATTTAATAGAAGCCTGTAGACAATATGACAAGTTAGAAAATTTCGTAATGGCCGGAACAGTATGCGCATATCCCAAATTTACTCCAGTTCCATTTAATGAAGATGATATATGGAATGGTTTTCCAGAAGAAACCAATGCTCCATACGGGATAGCAAAAAAAACATTAATGCAAATGCTTATAGCGTATAAACAACAATATAATTTTAATTGTGTCAATTTAATTCCAGTAAATATGTATGGACCAAATGATAATTTTGATCCAAGAATTAGTCATGTTATACCAGCTCTTATCTTGAAATATAAGCGAGCAATAATCAAAAAAGAAGATGTAGTAGAAATATGGGGTACTGGTAACGCTAGTAGAGAATTTTTATATGTAGATGATTGTGCAGAAGCCATAGTAAAATCCATTACGGCTAATGTGTCTCCAGAACCTATTAATATAGGAACTGGTAATGAAATTAATATTAGAGATCTGGCATCGCTTATTGGAAAAGAAATGGGATATACTGGAAGCATACAATTTAATTCAAATTTTCCAGATGGACAACCAAGGAGATGTTTAGATACTAACAGGGCGAAGTCGTTGCTGGGCTTTCAAGCCAAAACATCCTTTATGGATGGTATAAAATATACCGTTGAGTGGTTTAATCAAAATGAGGGTAGATTTAATGATTACATCAATAATTTTTAGTAAAAATCGCCCACTACAATTAGATCTATGCATTAAATCAATTAAAAGAAATTTTCTTGATTGTAATCAAATATTAGTTTTAGAAAAATATGATGATAATTATAGTAAGATGCTTGATATATTAAGCAATGAACATCAAGATATAAATATTTTTCAACAAACGTCTTCTATATACCATGACTGTTTAGACCTATGTAAAAATGCCGTTAACCAGTATATCTGTTTATTTACAGATGATGATATTGTATATAAAAATACAAACCACATAATATGTGATCAAATATTTAATCATGAAGAATTTTGTACTATATCATTAAGACTAGGTTTGAATACAATTAAAAGAGAACACTTACATGAAGTAATTGATGATATTCCGAGAATTTGTTTTGAAACTACAGATTATTTATTAATCCCAAAAACAGCTTATAACTATGGTTCTTATTGGAGTTATTCACATTCTTTAGATGGTCATATTTTTCGTAAAGCCGATCTAATTCAAATATTTGATGAATTGTCTTATTTAGATAAGAAATATCACTTTAAACAATCTCCAAACGAATTAGAAACACAAATGCAAAGATATTGGGCAGTCACACCAAATATTATTGTTTGTCAAAAAAATAGCACAGTAGTTAATAGTCCAAATAATAGAATACAAAATACTCATCTATCAAATAAAGCTGGATCATATTTTAACTATAGTCCAGAAAAATTATCTACTCTATACAAGAATGGATATAGAATACAACTTAGTACATTAAATTTTGATAACATTGATTGTCCACATAAAGAAATTGATATATTGAGCGACATAAACTATGATATATGATGCTATAATTTTATCACATCCAAAAGACTATAACAAGATTTCATTTTGTCTAGATTCTTTACGTAATCTAGATCCATCTCCGATGCATACATATCTGGTTACTCCAGATGCTGTTTCTATTGATGGACTAATATCAATTAGCGATAAAGAAGCAATAAACGTAGATATTGAACAAATACATTATAAAAGACCAAACTGGATTTATCAACAGCTAATTAAGTTATATCAAGATTTTACAGCAAATAATATCTACATGTGCATAGATAGTGATGTTATTTTTAATCGTCCAATACATTTTACTGGAAAAACATTCTTTATCAGCGATAGGGCGCAGCATCATGAACCATATTTCAATTTTATGAAATCATATTTTGGAATAACTGAGTGGGCTAATCATACTTTTATTAATGACTTCATGATATTTGACAAACAGCTTTGTAGAATAATGCTACCAGAAATAAATAGATTTGTCGAACACTTAAATACCTATCTGTCCGATGATAGATATTTATTTTCTGAATTTGAAACATATGGTAATTTTGTGGCTCATAACTTTAGTGGGATGTATACATTTAGATTGACAAAGACTAAAACTCTTGGTAAATATACTTCATGGGATACACAAGAATTAATAATTGCTAAAGAGCTATGTAAAACACTTCCAATAGACTTATTTACTGTACACACTTGGACATAGCATGAAACTCATAAATACATTCATATCAGACAAAAACGATGTTCCAGATTATGTTGCACTATCTTTAGAACAAGCTAGACATTTTAATCCAGAAATTGAGATTTATTTTATTTGTAAATATAAACAAGAATTTTTTGATAAGTTAAATATTAAGTGGGTTGATCAAGAGTCACTAGCTGAAGGGCAAACACTAAAAAGATTTAATCAAGTATGTTCATTTAGGCGTCATGGCACACCAAATACTACATATCCTAGTCCAGATTTGTTTTGGCATAGAACGGCTGAAAGAATATTCTATATATTAGAACTAATGCTAAGAGATACAATGGATGAAGTATTCCATTTTGAGAATGATGTTTTAATATACCATGATTTAAAAGATGTAGAAGTTTCTCAAAATGTAATTATTACACCAATGTCATTAACACATACAACATTTGCATTTTCATATTTTCCAACGCCAGCAAAGTTGTTTGATTTATGTTCGTATTTTATTATGTTGTTAGAACATGGGGAGCAAAATTTATTATCGTTTGGCTATGATCATATTAGTGAAATGTCACTATTAAATATGGCCCTAAGAAACAATTTAGTTAAATGTTTTCCAATATTTCAAAATTATAATGGTTTTATATATGATCCGGGTTCTTATGGTCAGTATTTAGGTGGCACAAATAATGGTCATGGGGCTGGTTTTGTAGATCCATCACATTATATAGGGCAAAAAATTCTACTAAATGAAATACATCCAGTATTTGATGTTAAGCCATATACGGAACATAATCCTATTTTCAATCTACATATACATAGTAAAAATTTGGGACAATTTATATGCAAGACTACATAGATGGGAATGGTTTTAAAAAAGTCTGTGAATGTACTTGGCAAGATGCAATCCCAAATAAGGATAAAGTAATTATTTATGCTAATACGCACGAATATCAACAAGCATTGAATAGAATAGCGCAATATACAAATATAAAATTTATATTAGTGACACATAATAGTGACCATTCTATTGAACGCACAGATATACCAATTAACTTAATTAAGTGGTACGGTACAAATGTTAACTATGTCCATGAAAAGATCTCACCTATTCCAATAGGATTAGAAAATGAGCATTGGCATCCTAATAAAAGAAACTTAATTAATAAAGCAATATATAGCAAACAAGAGAGAAAAAATAGAATTTTTGCACAATTTAATCCAGATACTTTTCCATCCGAAAGATATAATCTTTGTTACGATATTTGGATGAAAAAAATAAATGCTGATATGTATAGATGTATAAATGGTATAGCATTTGATTCATATGTTAATAATTTATGCACATATAAATATTGCCTATGCCCACGCGGAAATGGCATAGATACGCATAGAGTATGGGAAGCTCTATATCTTGGATGTATACCAATAGTAAAAAAACATATAACACATTTTTTTAATGAAAAGCTACCAATAGTTTATATAGACGATTGGAAAGAAGTAACAGAGGATTTTTTAAAAAATATAATTGACAATTTTGATTATTCGCTATTTAAATCTAAAACATTAACAATGACATACTGGAAAGAAAGAATTTTAAATGAGGCAAATCAAGATTAATTTTTATAATATGTGGGGAGGATTTTTCCCTCATGATAATCTTATCACCAACACACTAAAATTAAAGTATGATGTTATTGCTAACTTACAAAACGAAACTCCAGATATCGTTATATGCCAAAATACAGAAAGTGTAGCGGCTAAAAATGTTACTAGAGCATTTAGGGGTAAATCTAAAATTATTCACTGGTATGTAGAGTCACTGGATAGAATTGGAGATCCAAATTATACAGAATGTGATTTTTCTATAACATCATGCAAGTTTAACCATGACAAAAATATAAGAATACCATTATGGTCTATGTATATAGATTGGTTTAATAACCAATATCATCCCGGTAGAAATCAAGCCTATTTAGTTAGCCCCAAAAAACTAATAACGCCAAAAGAAAAACAAACAAAAGATAAATTTTGTTCAGCTTTAACAAATAATTCTTTAGGATATCGTGCTACAGCTTATCCACAATTCATAAATTTTGCAACCTCAAAGGGTCTATTGGTAGAAAGCCGTGGCAATTTTTGTCAAACCTGCCCAAAACTGAATGGGGACGAAAAAGATAAAATAGATTTTATAAAGAATTTTAAATTTCATTTAACATATGATAATAGTGATTTACCGGGATGGATTACAGAAAAATTAATACACCCAATGTCTGAGGGGTCAATACCAATTTATTGGGGCGGAATTGATGTAGAAGAAGAGTTTAATAAAGATGGGTTTATACATGTGAGAAGGTTTGATAATCTAGATGAAGTGCATGATCGTGTTTTTCAGATATACAAAAATGAAGAATTATTCTACGATATACAAACACAACCATGTTTTCCAGATAATAAAATACCAGAATGTGCCACTCCAGAATTTATACTCTCTAAATTAGAAACGATTGTAGAATGAATAAACCAATAAAATTGTGTTCAGATATTATAGACAAATATGATATACAAAAGTTGGCGTTTTGGCTTCAAAACATGCCACAGCTAACAAAGGGCGAACAAACAATTAAGTTTGAAAAAGAATTTTCTGAATTTATTGGATGTGAACATTCTATCTATTGTAATTCTGGTTCTTCTGCGAATCTATTAATAGTTTCTGGTTTACTCCAATCTGGAATGTTAAAAAATGACAAAATAATAGTTCCACAAATTTCATGGTCTACAACAGTTTTTCCAGCAATGCAGCTTGGATTGATTCCAATACTGTGTGACTGTGATATGCATAACCTTGGCATTGACATAGAAGATCTAGAAAGAATTATTAAAGAAGAAAATCCAGCAGCAATTATGCTAGTACATGTGCTTGGTTTAAATTCTAATATTCAAAAGATTATTGATCTATGCAACGAAAAAAATATATTAATAATTGAGGATACATGTGAAAGCCTTGGCTCTGAGGTAAATAGTAAAAAGCTTGGATCTTTTGGATTAGCTTCATCTTTCTCATTTTATTTTGGGCATCACATATCAACAATTGAAGGCGGAATGGTATGTACAAACAATAAAGACCTAGCAAATATTATAAAAATGATTAGAAGTCATGGATGGGATAGGGACTTAGACAGCAACACAAAAGCTTTCTATAGAGCATCTAATAATATACCAGAAAATTCTATATCATCATTATATACATTTTATCATATGGGATTTAATTTAAGATCAACTGATCTACAGGCGTTTATTGGAATTAACCAAATGGATAAAATATCAGACATAGTAACAAAGAGGCAGAAAAATTATTTTCAATATGTAAATTGTATTCGAAAAGACTTATGGAAGCCAATAGCCACAAAAGATCAAAATGTTATATCGAATATGGGATACCCGCTAATTGTAAAAAATAAAGATATAATGTATCAAATATTTAAAACAAATAATATAGAATGTAGGCCACTAATATCTGGAAGCATGGGAACACAGCCAGCTTGGAAAAAAAAGTATAAAGAGTATAAGAGCAAAAATTCAAATTTGATTGATAATTATGGTATGTACTTGCCTAATCATCAAGATTTGACCGAAAAAGATATACATAAAATATGCAATCTAATAAACGAGTACGGAAATAATGTCTGAAATAATTAATCTAATTGATAAAAATCCAGACTCTCATGTATACCAAAAGGCGGCAGAGATACTTTCCAAACAATTACAAGATGATTTTTCTTTTGTCTTACAGGTTTGGAGTGATGCAACGCCAAAAACAAAACATAAAAAGATATTAATACTAACATCAGACGAAACACATAAAATACCACAACAGATTAATGATCCAGATGTTGCTTATATTTTTAAACAATATATACCAATGTCAAATTATCGTGATGTTAATTCTGTAGAAAATATACCACGGATATTTGCCCTGCCATTGTGTGAGTTAAATGGATTTACCGATTTTAGCAAAAATATACATGATAGGGAGTACGATTGGTGCTGGATGGGCCAATATGACCCATACAGAAGGACAGATTTTAAAAATGCTATAGAGATAGCCAAGACTTTAAATGGTGTCAAATACAAGGAATTATGGTACAATGGATGGAATAATGGGGCTAAAATAGAAGACTATTGTGCGATAATGAATAATACCAAAATAGCACTTGTTCCAACCGGATCGGCTAGTTTTGAAACATTTAGGTTTTTTGAAGCTATGATGTGTGGGTGTGTTGTTTTATCTGTTCCACAGCCAAATGTTGACTTTTATAATACTGCCCCATTTATACCAATAAATAACTGGGTTAATGAAATATCGGATACTATTAGATCTGTTCTTAATAAAAAGAACTTAATGTCCACAATATCTATGTCTGGAAGAAAATGGCATAACTATTATTGCTCTCCCGAAGGTTTGTCTAACTATATGCTGGAGAAGATCAATGCTTAAAACTCACATATTGCACTATCAAAAATTAACAGATAGAAAAAAACACATAGAGGACCAGCTTGAAAAACAAAATATACAAGACTATAGTTTTATAACAGATTTTGACAAAGAACAACTAACAAAAGATATAATTGATAAATATTATATTAATGATAAGGCCACAACTGACAAGCACTCAAATGTAACGCTCAAACATAGCATGTCCCCATATTCTGTGTATAGGGAGCTTTCGTTAGCATCAATATCTCTATGTATTAAGCATATAAAATCATTAGAATTGTTTCTTGAAAGCGATTACGATGAATTACTAGTTCTTGAAGATGATTGTAATTTTTATGAAAATAGTATTACATTAAATGATGTTATATCTGATGCTCCAAGCGATTGGGACATAATATTTATAGGCGGCGCTTTTAGTCACAATATATTACCGGTTAAGCAAATATTTAATGGGTATATCTTGTCAGGGCATCCAGCAACTAATACAACATCATCACTAATATATAATAAGAAATCAGCACAAAAAACATTAGATACAATAGTGCCATTTGCTTTACCGATTGATTGGCATCTAAATCATATTTTTCATTTAAACAATTTTAATGTTTATCACACTTATCCATATTTATGTAATCAACTCAGCAACATATCGTTTAGCGGTACGATAGAAAGGTAATTATTATGAACATAGCGGCTATTGTTGACAACCTTGGGCCATCACAAAAGTCATTTTATCTCATAAAAGAATTTAATAAAACATTATCACAAAATGATTTATGTGTATCGGTTTTCTTTAAAAGAGCTTCTGTTCCAGTAATACCAGCTATGTTTTCATGCAAAAGCGTATCATTTTTGTCTGGATATCACCATACGGCAATTGCTACAACTATAGATGAAGCTAGTATTTTATTAAAATCTAATAATAATGCAAATAAATTTTTATACTTATGGAATCTAGAATGGTTAACGTATCCATCAAAATATTCCGCTATAACAAATATATTACGTGATTCAAGATTAAAAATCATTGCCCGTAGTGAGTCACATGAGGCTATGATATACAATTTTTGCAATAAGAAAACAGTAGGAATTGTTGACAACTGGAATGTTAGTCAGTTACTTTCTCTTACTCAACAGGATTATTCTAATGTCTGATCTAAACGAAGAATATATTGTAGAACAATACGTTATTAAAAATAAGAGTACGTGTAGTATAGCAAAAGAATTAAATACTTATCCAAAGAAAATTGAACGTATTCTCAAAAAGAACGGACAACAATTACGAGATAAATCTGAAGCTCAATCATTAGCTCTAAAAAGCGGTAGAATAAAACATCCCACTAGAGGAAAAAAAAGAACAGAACAAGAAAAAGATAAGATTGGCATAGCAATAAGACAAAACTGGAAAGAGATGCCAAAATCCAAAAAAGATGATTTTTGTTCACAGGTTAAAAAACGATGGGATGAAATGTCGGCTATTAAAAAAAGAGAACTACAAGAGATGGCTGGACGAGCATTGCGTCAGGCATCAATTGAAGGATCTAAGGCGGAAAAAATATTGAGAATTAAATTAGAAAAACTTGGTTATGATATTATGTTGCACAAGAATAATCTCATACCGGGAGATTTTGAAATAGATTTGTTTTTGCCACAACTTCGCACTATAATAGAGATAGATGGGCCACAGCATTTTCTTCCATTATGGGGCGAAGATAAGCTTCAAAAAATTATTAAATCTGATGAAAGAAAAAATGGTTTATTGTTAACACATGGATATTGTGTTATTAGAATAAAATATCTTTGTAAACATATGACAAGATCTATTGGTAATAAGTTGTGCAAATTGGTATTAGATCACATATCCAGTATTGAAAATAAGTTTCCACCTAAAGGTCAAAGATTTATTGAATTGGAGATAAATAATGAGTGAACAGTTTTTTGACATAGAAGAACAAACTAATGATACATTAGAAAAAGAAAGAGATAATATACCATCTTATGGCTCACAAGAATGGCATGACTATATTATGTCGAAGTTTGAAACTAAAGAATTAATAGATGGTAACCCAACTTGTGCCGGATTAAGAAGGGTAGCGGAAGATGTGCTTGGTAGCATTGTTATCAGTAGACCGGTGCAGATTTTTCCATCTTTAGATCCCAATGGACCGGGAAGAGCCACTGTGGTGTTTGAAGTAGTATTTGATTGGATGAATTCTGGAAATATGAGAACATATTCTGATGTAGCTGATGTTTGGCATGGAAATACGGATGATTTATTTTGCGCCCATCCTGTGGCAACAGCAAGCACTAGGGCTGAAGGTAGAGCATTAAGAAAAGCTTTAAAGATTAGATGTTTGTCAGCGGAAGAACTTACTAGAAAGAAAGATGTTGAATCTATAGTAAGAGAGACAATAAATTCAAGCAAAACTATTGATGGGGAGTGGCAAGAAGAAGACTCTATTAGCAATCCCCAAATAAATTTTATTGACACTAAGTGTAAACAATTAGATATTAATGTATTGAAGTTTATTAATTCTGGATCAGAACAATATGATTCAATTAATAGTGTTAGCAAGAAAACGGGTATCCGTATGCTATCAACATTGAATGAATATCAAAACAAGAAACGCAAAATCTCAGAAGAGATTGCGGGGTATGATCCAAACTGGAGGTAAAAATGAAGATTACAAAGACCATCGGAAATCTCACAATAGATATTGAAAGAGAAACACAGAAGGAAATTTTCAAAGATTTAGCAACATTTGAAGAAGTGTTTGGCGAAAATGTTTGTGGTAAGTGTTCTTCTGAAAATTTAAGATATGTTGTTAGAGAAAACGATGGTAATGAATATTATGAATTGAGATGTATGGATTGTGGTGCCAAATTAGCTTTTGGTGTCCATAAAAAGGGTGGCGGATTGTTCCCACGAAGGAAGGACGCAGAAGGTAATTATTTACCAGATAAGGGATGGCAAAAGTGGGATGGTAAATCCAAAACCACTAAGTGAAAAAAGAAAACCCCGCCTTTTGAGCGGGGTTTTTTATTACACAGTATATAGAGAATATTAGAGATATTCTAATGAGATATATAATCCGTACTGCTCTTTGCTTCCGATAGAGAGAGGAGAAGCAGAAAGAGCGACGGCCCATGTATGGTGAGTATCTACACCAGTGCCACCATATGTCTTTGGCCTGTTAGATCCTGTAGATCCATCACCAAAACTATTAATAGCACCCAACATTGTTGTTTGATTACTACTATTAGTAACATACTGTGTCCACTTGGGCCAGATCTGACCCTCTGCACCAGCTACTTGACTTCTTTGTAATAACTTTTGACCACTACCGGGGCTATTAGCTAATGGCACAACAATACCTGTACCACCCACTGTGGTATAAGAGCCAGCAATGCCAGCAGCGGATAATCTTGAGTCACCATTTACGTTTGTACCAGCTGCGCCATTTCTAAATACTTCACCAGAACTATTGGTGTAGTAGTTTTGTGAGACAAACTGCGTGGGCCAAGCCTCGCCCCACCAGAAAGCATCACCACTACCAACAACAATAGAAGAACCAGTGCCACCCTGAGTGTTAAATGCGCTGCCATTATGATTAATAATTTCTGCTACTTTAGTATTTACGCCACTAGCAGGATAATTGATGTTGCTTCTATCATATATGCGAAGCTGAACATTTTGAGTTTTCACGGCAGATGAATGGCTAAATTCAATACCAAGTGTAGCTTGATAAGACTTAATACCAGATAGACCACATGTGAATTCAGAGCTACCAAACTCATCAACGGTTGTCATACCGCTTGGATATACGTTTGGTATATATTTTATATTGTTTGTGGCATTTTTATAGACACTACCATCTGCGTTAGCAACATAGGTATTGTCTTGATAAGAGCCTATTTGTACAGATGAACCAGCTGATGTGCCATAAAAAGCCAAACCAGATCCACTTAGGGTATAAAGGCTTGGCACCATATTTGCCCCGCCAATTACTTGAAATCTAATATCTGCCATGTTTAATAGTCTCCTTAAATGAGATTAATCTAGTATTGTATACACAATTTTTATTTGATATTTGCATTTTTTTTAGCTCTTTTTATAGCTAATTTTATGATAATACGTGCTATTATTTCTATAAATGGAAGTCCACGTTTTGTAGCCTCTTCTTTAAGCCATCCTACAATTGTATCAATATTTTTTTCACACCAGTTTGTACCAAGATCATCCATGAGTTTAGCTCGATTTAAACAAGAACAATTACCAGTAATTTTAATATAAAAAGGCCATCTTAAAAGTAGTTTTTTTAATTCTGTGCCGGGAAACTCAAAGACATTTTGTGTTGGTGGAATTAATGGTGGTATCATTGGTGGTGTTGTCATAGATACAATACCTTTCTTGATTAAGAAGAAAATGTAGCACTACTATTTAAACTATCACACAAAAATATAGCATTTACCATACCATTTGCATTGTTAGTTGTTTTATGCGCCCAAACAAAACCTAATAAACTATCAGTTGTATCTTCTGTTATTGTAAGACGAAATCTAGAATTCGTCCCCCTTTGCCCGTCTGCCCTGAATATCTCATCAGAATATTGATTATATTCTCCTTGTCTATATGCGCTAGAAGGCCGAGCCAAATCAAGAATCACAGATTCAGCATATCCAACAACAGAATATATATGTGATTCACCCCGTTCCATTGCTGAAGATAGCACAATAATTTTCTTTGGTTTTTTCCCATCAAAAGTAAGTGAAACACTAGATGGATCGTTACCTGTTTGCCATCGCCCTTGCCAAAATCCATTTGGTACTCCATCATAAGTCCCATATCTAATAATAGATCCAGTAATAGAAATTTTTAAACCGGGCCATCCCGAGTTTTCAGCTCCATTCAAAATATCGATCAATTTACAACCTCCAGTACAACAACAATATATCATTAGTTTCCTTTTATTTATTAATATGGTGTGTTAGATGTATTACTATCATCACAATCTGGTATAGCCGCTATTAAATAGTAAGTATTACCAATTTTTACATATATGGCACTTCCTTGCGAAACATTAGTCCAAGGATTTAAAACAATATCTATAGTGCCTTTACTGCTTGGTGGCCCACCACCGACTCTTGTTACACTTTTATTTTGTCCTTTTGCCCACTTACCCGAAAAATTACCTATATAAATACTATCATATTGTTGTACAGAAATAATATAGTATTGATTACCAATCTTTGTAAAGGCACAGACTTGATTGCTAGCACCGGGTTCTCCTATTTCGTCATAAATAAGATTTATTGCTTGCACTTCGGAGTCTTCTGGATTTGGCTGTGGATGGGTTTGAGTAACTGTTACACTATTGCCCTTTTTCCATGAACTATTGAAAGTACCAAATCTAGTAGATGGTTCATTATCGGCAGATATTAAATAATACTCATCATCTATTTTTGTAAAACTACACCAATGCTGTTTAGTACCATCAATGCCTACTTCATTAAAAATTTTATTTAGCACAGTATAATCTGGTCCATCATCGCCCGGCTCTGGATATACCTGTGTTACTTCCTTTTCTTCATTTATTCTCCATTTGTCACCAAAATATCCTATTCTTAATTCAGAACCAGTTTCTTCTGCTGCGACTAATAAATATTTATCTGATTCACCTTGACCCAAATCATCTCCATGAGCGGGGGCTAGTCTAACAAAATGACAATAATTTGGTGTATTATTTCCAGAGGAACCAAGTTTTTCATAGATCAAATTTTCAACATTGAATTCGGTATTTCCACCGATCTGTCTAGGAGTGGTAACTGTAACTGTTTTAAATTCATTTTTTTTCCACTCACCAGTGAATGTGCCAAAATAATTTTCATTTCTTGGCTGTATAGAAATAAGATCATATCTATCATCTATTTTAGTAAAACAACAATAATTACGAACACCACCAAATTCTCCAGCCCTATCAAAAACTCCATTTCTAACTTCTACTGGTTGTTGATCTTGTGGATCTGGTTGTGGATATAATTGAAAAACTGCTAATGTTTGCCCACGTTTAGCTTCCCCTGTAAAATAACCAAAAAATATTTGATTAGTTTGTTGTTCAACAGAAACTAAATAATAAGTATCTTCTATTTTAGTAAATGAACATGTAGTTTGTTGGTTATTTGGTTTATGGATATCTGATTCATAGAGTAGATTTCTAACGGTTACCTCTTCCTTGCCTTCTTCTGGATCTGGCTTAGTTTGTCTTACTGTTTTATCTTCATTTAATTTCCACTTACCACTAAAGTAGCCAAAAAATAATGGCGATGATTCTTCTTCTGCTGCTACTAATAAATATCGATCCGGTTCAGTAAGTCCAAGATTGCTTCCGTATGCTGGTGCTAATTTTATGAAATAACAATATCTAGGTTTATCATCTTGTGACGATCCTATTGTGGTATAAATAAGATTTTCTACTTCATATGTATCATTTGCAGCGTCCGGTCTTGGTACAACAACTTTAACAGATTTTTTTTCCGTTTTTTTCCACTCTCCGGTAAATGTACCAAAGTAATGTTGATTACGCTGCTGTATAGATATTAACTCATACTTATCACCTATTTTAGTATATGAGCAATAATTTTTGATTCCATCTACTTCACCTGCGCGATCAAAAAGATTATTTTCAACAGTAACAGATCCATCCTCTGGATCTGGCTCTGGATATAACTGAAAGACTTCTAATGGCACACCACGTTTAGCATCGTTAGTAAAATAACCAATATACATTTCGGGTTGCTGTTCAACTGATACTAAATAATATTCATCTTCTATCTTTGTAAAGGAACATGTTGTTTGTTCGTTTTCGGGTTTGTGTATATCCTTTTCAAAAAGTATATTTTTTACTTCTACTTCTTCTTTGCCCGGTTCTGGCTCTGGCTTGGTTTGTCTAACAGTTTTGGTATCGTTTAATTCCCATTTACCACTAAAATATCCATAAAGCACTTCAGACGCTTTTTGTTCTACGGAAATAAGATAATATCTTTCTTGTTCTGGAACATATATAAAAGAACAAGTGGTACGTTCTTCTTTTACTCCAACGCTCTCAAATAAGTTATTATATACTTGAACTTCTTCTTTACCCTGTTCTGGTTCTGGAATTGTTTGTCTAACAGTTTTTAAATCCAGCTTTTTCCAATCATCATCAAAATATCCAAAATAAACCACAAATTTACTTGTGGCCCATAGAAGCACCCACTCATAGTTAATTCTTGCACAAATTACAAATATTTTTTCTTCTTCTATTTCTTTATCTGATATGGTTAGTTCAAAATTTTTATCTCTATTTATACATTGAATTTCTTCTCCTAAGTCGCTAGTAAGTTGACCATTAATCCTTCTTAGAACTTTTACTTTAAATGTGGTGCCTGCTAATACACCATTAGGAGGTCTAATTCTTTGTTGTAATACACCATATACTAATTGATATCCACCGGTCCATATTTGTCTTTCATCATCCCACATTACGTGTAATGGTCCTGTTTTCCATGATGATCTTTGATTAACAAGGCTAGGATTAAAATCTGTACCATTAGTCGTGGGAACGGGCATACCGGCAATATCATATCCCCATCCAGAAAGAATTAATGGAGATCTTAGCCCCTGTGTCTTAATTTGACTTATTGAAGATCTATTTGAATTTTTTTTGATATTGAAATCAACCGATGGAGCATGAACAACTAAATTATAGTCACAATTAGCTATAAAATTACTACCATTATCACCAAATATAACCGGAAAATAAGGATTTAGTTCTAATATAGTTGGACCAACTGACTCATTATTAAACATTCCTTTTTCGAAACTTGGAGTTAGTGGTTGTGCAAAACCGGGACCGGGAGCAGAACTACCTTTGATAATATTGATTGGAGTAAATATCTGCTCCATAGAGCATCCAGCAGAATATTCTAAATTTTGAGCCATTACATATGACCCAGCTTTTGCTGTTGATGAATTAATCTCTATTGGCATTATATTCCTCCAAGCGTTTCATTCATGTAGCTGTGAATCATAACTGGAGATTCTGATTGTGCATTATCTCTGTTCTTAAAAGAATCCCCCAGTTCTGATTTTTCAAACTTTATTTTAGGTAATGGTCTTTTTTCTATTTGTGATCTATTGCGCTGAGATAAAGCTAAATTACCCTTATATATTTTAGCAATTCTATCAATATTTGCACTAGAAATTCTACCAAATTGACTAGTCCAACTACTGAATTTATATGTCACAGTTTCTCCACCGGGATCGGCCTTAATATCTATGCCAGAAATATATGCACTACCAGCTATTTGATCTGCAAGATTAAAAGTTGGCCGACCAACCACTTGCACACTACCAGTTTCTAATGGTACTGCTTGACTTGTTCCAGTTGTGGCTTTAGCAAAACCAACTAAATCCAAAGTATCGTAACCACCAAATGTTTCTGGTTTTAATGACTCATCCATTACTATTTCCGACTTGCCCACTGCTCCACCTTCCCAAGCCCACCACGGACCCCAAGAATAAATATTACTTTGTTGTGGTATGCCAATTAAAGTTGGATGCGCCATAGCTGGAGGAATAGACATATGTAAGTTGTTTCCTCCAGATGTCAAATATGAGTTTGGATTTAGCCATACCCCAAAAAATTTATATACTAATACTCCTATACCAAAATCAGCAGTAGTTAATCCATCATAATATGGCACTTGAGCGCCAGACTTGACTATAACATATGGATATCCACCAATATAATATAATTCTTTTTCTGGCCCACCTTTTGTAGTAGCTATACCACCATCAAGAGATGATGCCCATTCTCCACCAAAACCGCTATAATCATATAAAGAATTTTGAGGCCATTCAGATACGCCCCTTAATCTTCCTTCTCCATCATAAAAAGCAATATCATTATATGGCACATCTGGATGAAAAGCGCTATCAACTATATCCCAAGCGGCTTCATACTGTATATCATCCTGTATATATCTAATTTGTTGATCTAATCTTAAGGGCATAAGAAACATTTGACCATAAAAATTACTTGCTACTTTGCTAACAGCAGCAAATATTAAATCAGATTGTTCTTGTAAATCTCTAAGTAATCTTTTTTGGGTCGAAGATAAACTTGTTGGTTCAGCGTCAGAAGAAACAAATCGATTGCCTCTCATTAAGTTAACTATTTGGGCTGTGACTTCTGCCTTACCTATCCAAGGAGCAGATGAAACGGTGTTGTACCCATTGCGCTCTCTGCCGGAGATAGTTTCAAACATTTTGAATGTTTCCCAAGTCTCTTTGCCCCCTGTAGCCATTCTCAATTCAAATAAAGTTGCCATATAACCAGCCTCTCCACTGTATTCATCTAATGCTATTGGTATTGGAAAATCTGGATTACCATAGGCTGTTGGAGTAGTGACACCGGGAGTATATATATATTGTCCATTAGACAACTTTCCCCATAATGGTATACTATTATACATATCATGTGGCACCCATCTAGAAACTGGGCCACCTATTACTAACTTCTGTGTAACTGGTAGTGCAAATTCTTCACCTACATCACCAGACACAAGATTGGTGGCGTTTAAAACTAAGTCTGCTACTTCGCCACGACCAGAACTAGTAGATCTATTAATAGTTCTAAGACGGATTTGTGGCTTAGAAATCACATTATTGGCACCAGTTCCAAGTAATTCTACAAAATAATCTAAACCGGCCGCTTCACAGCACTCAGTTATAATAGATGCTAAACTTTGTACTGGCCCTTTTATTCTATAGTTTACACCATCAAATGCACTTATTATTTGAGATATATCTAATCCATAAGAATAAGATCCAAATACTGCTTTATTCCTATTCATTAATTCTTGCAAAGTAGTTAACAAGCTATATGCTGGAAATCCAGAACTATTAACATAAGAATTACCAAATCCATTTCTAGACTCTACTTCACCATAAACATTGTATACGTTGCGTATTTGATCAGTAAATAATTTACCATCTTCTGGTGCATATCTATTATTGGCCCCAACTACTCGGCCATTAAAGTCATCTAATATTACTTGAATACCATCTAGTAATTTTGCTGGAGACTCTATAATAACATCATAAAAACGACCAGAAATACTGCCTCTATATGTATATCTTTGAAATATTCCTCCAAAATAAAATGCACCATGTTGTATAAATACAGGTGTTCCCACTTCAGGTAAAGAAATAAAAATATGATTATCTGGATCTTCTACTACTGTCATTTGACATGAACCACCCTCGCCGCCCCAAGCGACTGAAGAGCTTATCTCGCTAACTAATGCACCAAACATTGTTATAGCCATATTAACTTGTCCATTCTATATTTATACTGTATGCTCCAGTTATTGGATTAAATGATTCAGAATTTGTAGAAATTAATCCAACACCACTTAAAAAACCTTTCACTGCTAATCTTCCATTTGCAAGAGTTCTTTTATTCGGTTTTAATATTATATCTATAGTCACATTTTTTTTCATCTCTTTACCGGTAGTAAATGTTTGAATAACTGGACCATTTGGTCTACCAATAATTGGTATAATCGCCACTGGTTTTGCTTCTCCGTATGGATTGTCATATGTTTCTGTAATATTTTCAGATTGAACATAGTCTGGATCACATAAAAATTTATCAGCAATATATGTAACAGACCAAGTAATAGTTCCATTGTTTCTATTATGACTTACACTAGTTTGTTGTTTATTATTTTTTACCTCATAAGCACTTGGTATTAGATTGCCACTTATTCCACTATTATCGTAAGCAGATTGTGCCAAGTTAAATGCCTTACTCATATTTTTATTAATAATATTTTTCGCATTTAAATATGCATTATTTTTTTTCTCAGTAATATTGTATGTATTTAATCCAGTAATTTCTCCACTAACTTCTATAGTTGGAGCATTTGAATTTTGATTAAAATCCACACTAGATTGAAACGACTGTAAGCATGTACTACTATCTAATGCTAATATCCAAGTGTCTGTAACTGTACATGAGCCATTTGGTATATCTGTATTAGAATTTCTAGAATGATTGAATGTTCTATATCTTTGTTGATTGTTTAAATCTGGTACAATTTTTTCTGAACTACCTTCAGAATTCATTTTAATTGGTTGAAATTTTATATCATCATTTTCTATTGTGATCGAATTAATATGTTCATCAATTTTAGTATCTGTTTCTATTATATTTAAAATTCTCTTTTCGATCCAGTTTGATGCACTCCTCCAAGAATCTTTGGATAAAATGCCATTAACATATTTTTTAATTCCTGTAGCAGATAATGTTCTAGATATTGTATATGTTTTACATGCTTGATTTGATATATCATCGTATTCATAAGAGAATTGACCTTCATTAAGATCAAATGTCCATGATTCACCGACGCTTGACAATGAGTCTGTTGGCAAAGCATGGTCATTAAAATTATATGCCTCAAATGTAAAAGAATATTCTGTATAATGCAAACCAGAAGATTCTTCTGTCGCTTCTGGAATTTCTATATTGGTTAGTCTAGCATCATGAAATTGTAAAACATTATCAGTACCATCATATAATTCAATATCTAATGTACCCAATCCAGACATAGGCCATTTACTTCTATTAGATTGTAACTTAATTACTTGTTCGCCTATAATCTTTGATTGTCTGCCTCCCTTTACTAATATATCTGTAGCATCACTGGGTTTCATAGTGGCATATCCAGTGATATTAATGGTGTATTTTGAATTCAAATATGATCCATCATCGGCAAAAATATCTTCTCTCGATATTGAATATGATGGAAATGGACCATATCCGCCAACCTCCATAGCACTAAAACTGGAATCTTTACCGCCTATCACTAATTCTTCATTAATATCTGGATGATGTGAATAAAATTTAATTGCCATCTTGTATTCCTAAATATAGGTTTTTTCCAGTGTAAAATTATATGCACCAGTTTTTGGATTCCAAGATTCTGTAGATGCTGTTATCGTTGGAGGACTATTGCTAAGTTGTGTAATTGATGGCTCATCATACGCTGTTCTACCATCTGGTTTGTTTGCCCTGCTATTAAAATCCATTACTAAATCAACAGACACACTCCATTTGCGTTCTATGGTTGTATTTGGATTATAGATAAATGGACCGCCACTTACAATTTGTATCACGGATGGTGAATCATGATAACGCTCCCCCGCATCTCCTCCCCAATCATTTTGAAACGTAAATTGTACATTTTTAGAAATTGCACCAGTAATTGTTTCAGCATCACTAAATGATAAATTCCAACTAATTACTCCATTAACTTTATCATGAGTAACTTGAAAAGATATTGGCTGAGTTTGTAATGTGCCTGTTTGAGTGCCAGCTGCATTAAAATCCCCATATTTCTCTTCTAGAAATTGACCAACCTTGCTTTGAAGAATATTTCCAATTTGATCTGCAAGTATAGAATTATATTCTGATAGTGCATTATCATACTTATCACTATTTTGTATATTAGTGCTAGCAACCTCACTAAGACCAACAATAGTTCCATTGGCATTAACAGTTACATTAATATCATCAATAGAATTATCTATACTGACACTAATATCAGAAATAGCTTTAATATTATCTAAGGATACTAACCAAGTATCAGTAACAGAATAAGAACCAGCACCTATATCACTACTAACAGATCTGATATGATTTCTAGCTTTATATCCGCTTAAATCAAAAAAGGATGTATTATTGTTTTCATTCATATAGAATGCATTAAATTGATTTATTATTGCATCTGATTTATTATTATCAAATATATCTCTAGTAATTGTTTTGTTTGGATCTAGATCGTTGGTTAATGTTCTATCTAGTCTTTCTTTTACCCATAAAACAGCTTGACGCCAAGCATATCCATTATTTTTATCTAGATCATTACCATCATATTTTGTAACACCAACAGCGCTCAAAGTATGAGTTAGCGTGTAAGTTGTATGCTGGTCATCTCCAATAAAATTTCTACCAAAAAATGCTACTTCACTACTATTTGGAGATAATTCCCAAGTTTCTTCTGCCGATGTTAAACAGTATTCTGATTTAGCTGGCGATACCGGTGCATTAGAAGCACTTGATTGACTAGCATCTTCATATGCTTCAAAAACAAAATTATATTCTAGATATTGTGTGCCAGCACTTTCCTCATTTTGAACTGGTAATTCTATTGAAATTATTTTGGCATCATTAAAAATTAGACCACCAGATAAACCACCATATGGAGTAATTTGTAGTTTGCCATATCCCATCATTGGTGAATTCTTATTTGACAATAACAATTTTACCGCTTCACCAGCTAAACTAGCTTGACGCGATCCTTTGGTTTGTAAATCTGACTTGCTATAAGATGCTAATGTGGCTGTTCCGGTAATATTGATATTGAATTTTGTATTCATATATGTTCCATCACCAGTGAATAAATCTTCACGGGATATGGAATATTGTGGCATTGGGCCAATTACACCAGTTGATGCACCACCTAAAGCGGATTGTCCACCTATCAATATTGTTTGATTTGTATCATGCGATATAAATGTAATCATATATTACTCTAAATAACCTCTAGTAGTTAGTGTGGTCAGATTGCTTTGTGGTTGTTCAATGTATAACGAAAAAGTTCCAGTAGATGGTGTTGGTCCTAATACACACAAATCAGTAGATCCACTACCATAAAATGCTCCACTAATTGCTGTAGTAATTGTAGAAGTTGGATTTAAATCCTTAATAAATAGTCCTAGCGCATTAGCAGTTGGTCTTTCCATATAAAGCGACATACCACTAGCATTCGCAATACTGCCAACAACATTTAGTGTTTGATATTTTTCAGAGGCAAAAAATGAGCCTGCATCATTGTTACCAGTAATTGTTGTTATTAAATATCCAGAATGTATGTATGCGCCATCTTCTGAGATTTCTGGAATTGGTGCAGAAATAAATATGGTGGCATCTGTGTTTAAGTATTCACGATCTGGACCGTTTATATATAACGAATGAGAATCAAATGTGTCATAAACAGACGATGGTCTAGCGTTGATGTGCAGAGTATTGCCTACTGCCTTATATTCAGATCCAGAGGAAACTACAAAACTGTCAATAAATATTGATGTTGCATTATTGGCGTATGCGTCTTTGCCAATAAATAGTGGTGTTGTTCTATATATGTCGCCAAGTATAGCGCCGCTAGTACTAAAGAACATGCCGCTATTATTAATTATATCATATCCAACAATAACTGTATTTATACCAGTGGCTCTATTGATATGCCCGGTTACAATTAAACTAGCTGAATTATTGTCCATAAATATTCCACTAGTTGTTAGTGTTGTATTTATGGTTGCGTTAGTATATCCTCTAGTATACAATTTAGCTGTATTAGTGCGTATATTTTGTCCATAAGTATTTAAATTAATACCAGACGCGCTATTAATTGCTGATGATGTCCATAATGTAGTATTGATGTTATATATATCTTTACCAGTAATATTGGTTGTAAATTCATCAGAATTAATTTGTATTTGCGAACTAATATATAGGGTGGTTGCGTTGTCGTTGACATATTCTATATGTAATGGCATATCGCCCAAGCCAAAATTACTAGCAGCTACTAAACTTAATCCACTAGATATAATTTCTTTACCATAAATGCTAGTTAATAAAGTATCATTTAGTATCTCATGTGATAGTGTTTGTAATGTTAAAGTGTTGTTTTTTGCCGGTGGACCGCCAATAAATAATGTAAATCCAATTGGCTGAACATCCATTATAAATACTTTTTGTAAATCAAATGTGAAATTAGAATTATCGCTACGTGTTCTAAATTCTCTTACTAGGCCCAGCTTTCTAGTTGAATTACCAAAATTTAGCCTCTTCATAGATAATACATGCTGAGATCTGGTTGTTATTGATGGGTTGATCAATACTGGATCATATGGTTTAGTTTCGTTTTCTATGTTGGCTCTAGCTTCATTAAGAGTAGTATATTCTGATTGAGTATAAGCTAAACTAGCAACTAATGTTGAGCCATTTGACAAATTATGTATCAATCCATTGCCAGCAGAAGAATTGGAAAAAGTTATCGGTGTATTTTTATCTATAAGTACTATATATGAGCCAAAATTATTTTGACTATTTAATGTATAACCAAGCGGCAAAGAAATATCATTAATAGAATACTGATCTAATAGAGCGATATTAGAGCCTTCAATATTAAATAAATAAACTTTTCCACCATTAATCTCATTAGAGCCAGAGCCACCGGGTTCAGATATCGCGGTATTACCATCCATGTAATCAAAATCAAAACCAAATAAGCAATATTCTTTATCTTCGATTCCCGAACTAGTATAGTTATTTAGATTTGCTATCACATTGGAAGATGTATTGCCTTTACCATACATGGCACCAACATAATTCCAAGTAGAAGATCCAGTTGGAAGACGATATATATAAACTGCACCAATCGCATTTGGATTATGTGGTTGTGTTAATGTATTAAATACAAATGGGTCAAATAATTGTGCGCCAATCAACATAATATGACTGTCAGAACGATATTCATTATATATCTTTAATGGAATACCAAAACCAGCTTTCTTTCTAGAATCAGAAATATATGGTGAATTATTTGTATTTGTATAATATTGAACATCTGGATGTTCTGCATAATCTATAACTACTTGTAATGAACTATAATTTTCGCTAGCTAACAATCTACAAATTTGCCCCCATTGTCCATTATGTCTTTCGAAATATAAATCATCTTGACAGAATGCAAGATTGTATGCTGCGGAATATTTGCTTTGATCGTTTCCACTTTCTTGTAGAATATAATAATGATAATGATCTACATAATAAGTTGTTTGACCTACAAATGATGTAACATTAGATGTTCCTGTCTGTAAATCAGACAGTTTGAATAATATAATTACATTGAACGTTTTTGTTTCATTCGTGGTTCCAACACTATAATACAGTCTTACTCGTAAAGAAATTGCACAAGTATTAAAATCAGAAATCTTCAAATCGTTAACGACTATAGAAGATAAAGAATCATCAATGTTAGAATTAGAAAACACACCAGAGAAATATGACTTTAATTGTCTTCTAATAGTAACAAATGAATCACCAAATGGTAAATCAGTTATACCATTTTTACCATATAATGAATCTGATGCTTCCGATGTGCCGGGAACAACTTTTGCCAAGCCCATGCTAATTTTAGATATAAATTGTACATTCTTGTTATCTACTATTTTATAGATATCTATATCTGCGATATCTTCATTTTTACTTCCGAGAACAAAATATCTGCCATTAGAATCATATATATCGCGTTTTAATAAGTGATTCAACTGCCCAAAATTTGTTATAGATTCGTCACGATAAAATGCTCTTGTTGCATTATTATCAACATCACTGATCTGTGTAATGTATGCCGCATTATTACTTTCTAGTAACTTATTTTGTGAACCGAGATATACATTTGTCGCAGAAATCGATTTTGTTTTTTGTAAAAATTGATTACTACTAGTTAAAGAAACTCTGGTTAATGAGTTTGTAGTTGTAGAGCTATTATTATATGTTAAGGTTGTGGCATAGGTTTCTGGTAAATGGGAAATGTCTACAATAGATTCATTTCTTTGTAGATTAAAATTGTTTTCTCCATTATTAATATTGTTTGCAGAGTCTATAAAACCATCAATATATAATGTGGTTTGATGATTAATGGGTCTTTCAGTATCTATAATTGCTAATGTAGTGTGTTTAGATTCTGCTTCAAACTGTGTACCTATAAACAGTGGTGCGTCTGTAGTTATAACCTCGATTGTTGGAGTAAATGATAAAGTAAATGATTGATTAACAAATTGCGCGCCCTCAACATTTAATGTATGAATATCTGTTACTGGTCTATTCATAACCAAAGTTGTAGCATTATTTTGTGATGTAACACCATTAACAATTAAATTCGCAACACCAAAATCATAATCTAAACCACGAGTCACAAGTCTAAATGTATTGTTGCTATACGCCAAACCGCGAGTATTTAAAGGTATACTTGATGGTGCTAAAACTGGTCCAAGAACCACTAATGGAATTTGTCCAGTGCCTAATGGTTGAAAAGTAAGCGTGAGACTATTATCAATGTCTGGAGTAGTAATTGATAATGGCATAATAGCCGATGGAGCAACTTCATATGTAAATAATGACATAAACTCAAAATTTGGTGCCTCAATATTAAGAGTAATGCCAGTTTGTATAAATGGTTGACCAATAAATAATGAAAAGGCTGTTGGTGTATTAATTTTTTGCAAACCATTTACATATAATGTGGTTTCTAATCGCTTTGATTTATCTTTGATAAACAGAGTTGTCGCAGAAATCTCTTGTTTTAATGCGCCAATATATAATGGTAAATAATCCAAGTCAAGAATATCCATAGACCCAAGTAAATTATTTGCACCAATATAAGCAGATCCAAGAACACCGCTGATGCTATTATAAGTTTGTACTTTGTCTTCATTTAAATCAATATAAGTTGACGTATTAATATTTTCGCCAATACCAGCTATACTATCAGATGATATAATCTGTACTGATTTATTAAAGGTTCCTTTATCGTTAGAACTAAATCCTGTATTTGATTTAGCCACTCTAATTATTGGATTTTTACTTTGTCCAAATAGATGATTACTAATGCCCGGTTGGTTGTACTCAGTGAGAAGTAATTTACGATCTCTAGTTATACCAACCGGTAATGGCACAAATTCATATTTGCCAAAAGAATATCTATCAATTCGTAAATTATTGTTTAGTATATTTCTTTGTACGTCATCATAAACCGCGTTATTATATTTAAAATATGCAATTTTATTGAATACACATTGCATTTTTCTTTTATCAATATTACGAGACTCTATATTTGCACTAATATCTAATATGGTAGCAGAAAAATCAAAATTGATCAAATTATTTAATACTGGATAAATTGATTTTTGTTCTATAGATGTAGTTGCCAAAACAGTATTATATGAATACTTATAATCATATATATTTAAGCGTTTATCTGGAACAGATCTAAAAAAGTTGAATAATGGACCGTCTGCCGACTGTGAACCTATTGGACTAGAAGCAGCATAATTAACATTATCTACTGTGCCTAGTAGTATACCCAATGCAAGAGTTTTATTAGATGAGATATTGTCTACATCATAAGTCTCATGATTAATATCATTGATATAACCTTGCGACCATGTACCAGATATTGGATTTGATAAATTACTACTTGGTGTAGTAGAAGATATTGTACCATGATTAATATTTGTAAAATCATTAATAAATGGCCTATTGTCTTTGCTTGACTTAAGAAAATTACCTTGATATATATACTGTGACCATATACTATATGGTATAGTGAATGTAATAGTATTATCATCTGTTGGAGCTATATTAGTATTGGCAATAATTGTACCATACATCGACACATTAGCAACATCTTGTCCATCGTCTCGTAATAAGTTTATCACATCATTAGAAACATACGATATTAAACCTTGTTTAGTATTTACGTCATATGTTGCGTCATATAGCTGTCCAAGAGTAATTAAACCACCATAATAATGATTAAGTAATTCTGTTGGTATTGCTTCTATCAAGTTTGGAAAAGCGCCTAATAATGTAGCTTTATATTCTTTTATAGATGATGCACTAAGATCACCATAAAAATGCAAATCATGCGCACCACCCCTAAACATTGGTGGACGTGTCACGGATTGTTTCCAAGTAATTGAGTCATCATTTGGATTAGTTATTCTTCTGTGTGTTGAGCTATATACAAACTTGCCATCTTGCAAAGTGACAAAGCCAGTTGTTGGAGTTGTGGTGGTATTACCAATTACACCATTTGGTATTATTGTTTGTCTAGGGTCTTTTTTATACAGAACAATACGTGGTAATAAATTATCAAATGCAAAACTATCGATTATAGTTTCTCTATTACTAAAATTATTTACATTAATTGTTTCAAAAAATCTACGTGATAAATTATCAAAAACTAATGTAATATTTAAATTGCCATATACATCAATATTAGATTCTGGAATATTAAAGAAAAATACTGGAGTTACAGTTAAATTATTTTGTAATGATAAAGTATTACTACTGGTTTGATTGAAGATAGATGTATCTCTAATCAAGAAAGAACCATGATCTGAATAATCGTAATATATTTCTCCAGCCTTAAATATTTCAGAAAAATATAAGTATGGTGATATATCATATGAAGCACTACTATTTAAAGTAGAAAAACCAAATCTAGAACTATAAGAATAATCTATAGCAAATAAAGAGTATCCTACTGGATCCCTTAAGATAACTCTGCTATCTATAGCGTCATAACTGTTTACAAGTCTAACATTCCAAGTTCTAGACTGTAAAGTAAAATTATCATAATGTATATTTCCAATATTTAATAGACTATCTTGATAATCAATCAAAAATTTGTCTGTATACTTTTCACTAACATCACCGGCATTAAAAGATGGAAAAATATTTTGTAGAAACTCAGCATTGTTTTGATTTGTAATCTTGAATACGGATAAAGAATCAACTCTATATGAGCCAATTGCAGAACCATCAAGAAGTGTTGCTATATCTTGACCAAATTCATTTTGTGTAACCATTGAGTTAGTTACAAGAATACCATCATTGTATCTAATATTCCATCCAAACCCATCTCCAACAAATTTTGCATCTGATCTACGCGGTGTAGTAAATTGTTTTGTTATTTGTCCAATAGGAGTTAATGAATTATTATTGTAGTTGTATCTCAAAATATTAATCTTAGACTTGCTTTCTGATAGTATCTGATCACCCCAAATAAGTGTTCCATCTTTGAATAGAATTTTTTGAGCAGATAAAAACATACTAGACTTTACTTCATTAATCCCATCACCGGCATATGAACCGGTGCGTAATTTATAGTGCTGTGCGTCTGGTATTCTTTGAGTTGGATCATTGTCTACATTATATGAATCAACGCTACCACTGCTGTTAATTTCTAAAAGTTTTACTGTACGATAATCTGAACCAAGTATAATACATGATATTTGACCAATTTCGCTTTTTGTATCAGCACTAGTTAAAGTAAATCCAATATTATAGCTATATCCTTGTGTAACATTAATATTAGATCTTACTGTAGACGATGAAAAAATTGGTAGATTACCGTTGGTTGTTTTTTCTCCGATACATACGCTTTTACCAAAACTATCAACCCAAGGCACAATATGTAATTGTGATTTAGAGTTAGTACCAAGTCCAAATCTATCTATTATTGGATAAGCTGTATATGTTGAAGATATTGTGCTTTCACCGAAATAACTTCTATTTTTATTAAAAATTGGTTCGGTAGAAATATAGTTTCTGTTTAAATCTGGTATAAGATAATCACGATATAAAGTAGATAAATTTTCATTAATAGTACTATTGCTATAATAGTCGTATATATTGGGACCAAACCAATTGGCTATTGCCGCTCTATACCAATAAAGTGTGGTTGATGGAACTGTGCCAATTTCATTAACAGTAATAATCTTGCCATCGATTCCATTAGCTTTATATGTTATAGTGTTTGCTATTCCTGCATGAAAATCTATATATGGACCCATAAACTGATCCATCATATATATTAATGGATAATGAGACTTAAATGGAAAACTACCATTATATGATAGTAAACTATATCCATCTCCAAATATAGTATTTTTATGTGATATGTCGGTAATTCGGTTATATTTATCAACCGTCATAGTTAATACATGAACTTTACCATGTGGAGCAAAATATGGCACAATACGCTGTTTAAAAATACTGAATATGTCGGCGTTGGTACTTTCTTGAGAGTATGGTATAACGCCACCATCTATCTTGATTTCGTTGGCTTGACATCCAAATAAATCAATAGAAACATCAGAACCCTTTTCTCCAACAACAATATTATATATTTTACTGTCGCCAATATTATGAGAGAACTTAACATCTAAAGAGCATCCAAACTTGTTACCAAGATATGGTCCAGATAGATCGTATGCACTTAAATATGGCCCACTATTAAGTTCAAAAGAATCACTATCTGTATTATATTTTCCAAGTTCTGTCTGTGAATGATATGGATATAGCTCTTGAGATCCCTTGTGTGGAACGCCAAAAGCGGATTTACCAAAAATTTTATTTGGGATGCTGGTAATAAACTCTGAAATTAATTTTCCAAATACAGTTTTATTAGATGTCAATGTAGGTATGAACCAGTTGCTTCCAGTTGTAAAAAACTCACTAACAATTTCTTCATAAATATCTATATCCTCAGACAAATCTAATACTATAGACTTTATAGAGTTTTCACGATCCCAAGATGTTAGATCGCTATTCAGTGAGGCGTCTGAAATACGCTTATCGGTTATAAACGAAGAAGGACCAATATTTAAATCAAGATTAGAAGCAAATCTAAAAGAGTAATCTCTATTAGTAAAAGACATATAACCATTTCTGCCAGTTGGCGAAAATAGTGTTTTATAATAAGACCATCCTTGACCAAATGTGCCATTTACGTTTCCAATACAGCACCACTGAATACCATCTACAGATTTAAGATTGTTAGCACTAGATGGACTTTCTAAAAACTGATCGTCGTATAATTCAAATGTATTATCATCTATATACTTTACAAATTTTTCTCCATTAAGTGGATGAATATCTATTGCTCCAGTTTGTTCACCATCAAATAAAGCAGAATCAATTTTAATTATATCATGATTTTTTAATGAATGTGCTGGTGAGGTAAATCTATTACCAGTAAATCCAGATACTATTCCACTCTTTCTCACATATATATCTACTTTGCCACATTTTCTTGCTGGTTGTAACTTAATTAGAGTCACTTTTGCTGAATGCGATGTATATACAATGCCCTCTATTAATCCAATATTTGTAAAAATTTGTGAAATAGTTTGTGGATCTAGATCGGGCAATGAAGTTCCAGAACCCTGTGTGTTTGATTGAAAATAATTTAGTAAAGCATTTACAGATAATTGAATTGTAGTTATAGCATTGTCGTCAACTTCAACAAAATCTGATTCATTAATATTTGAAGCTTCTCCAAACGCGCCGCCACCACTATATAATATATTTTTTCTTGTAGAATATGTTACAACAAAAAATTCTCCAGCATAATCTCCATCAGCAAAATTTAAATAATTTACTGGACAAAAGGTATTATCAAATCTCTCACCAGTGGACAAATCATAGTTGTTGCAGTAGCGAATAGTATTCGCGGTAGGATAATCAGCAAAAGTCATTGTATTCCTAAGACAACCACCATATGTAAAATATAGTGTCTTTTTAGGTAATGACGGATCATTAAACTCTACTTTTAGTATTGTGTTATCATATGTGGCAAATCTATTAGATAATCTATAGTTTATATCTAAAGACTCAGTTGGACCATAAATAGATTTTACTTTATGCATCAATGGTAATTGATTATTCTGAAAAACCAAAGATGCATCATAGTCTCTAAAATAATTAGTGGTAATTGTATCATAACCTAAACTCGATTGATATCTATATGGTTGATATAGTGTTATTTGACCAAGTTCTAAATCTTCTCGATTTAAATCAGAATAATCTTCATAAGAAACAAAAGCTATATCGTCTACTATATTAATATCACTTACTGACCAACTATCAATAAATGATACTTTATTTTGTTTGTCATTAGTAATAGATTGAGCTAGCGGTATTTTAACGTCTGGACTAATTATACCATCATTTACACCAAGATTAATTCTATTAGTATATTCGTAGCTCGTAGCTATTCTATTTTTTACAGAATACAAAAGAGTGTTTGGTTGACTATCTTCAAATCTAATTCCTTTATTACTATCTATAGAATTAGAAATATGATTCCAGTTTGTTACTTGTTTTATTCCTTCACCAATGGTTTTAATACCTAATGGTAAAGCTCTTTTTTCCTTATCAGTATTTCCATCAGAATCGGACTTCATAAAAAGAGAAGCACCGGTCTGAATTTTATCATACTTGAAATAATCTTGCATTATATTCTGAACCTTCTACTTTCAGCATCCATCTGATTTGTAATCTCTTGAGCAACCATTTGCCCAATAGAAGAAGACAATTCCTGTTTAATTGATTCTAAATTCAAGCCACCTAAAGATATTAATCCCTCAACAGTGACAGTATGTTCCATAGTTATTCCAGTTAGCGATTGTGCTAATGAGCCAAATGCAGTTTCGATGCCACTAAACTTCTGTACAATATTATCAAGAGAACTACTGAAATTTCCCACAAACGCATTAAATACGTTACTTAATCCGCTAGTATCAATGGGTATTGGTCCCATTGCTGCTGTTGGCGATGTAGGTGCTGTAGGAGTAGCAGCAACCGCAGCTGGCGCAACTGGACTATCAGAAGTACCATATCGGGCAGAATATCGGGCAGCGGCATTGTATGCTGCGGCGTTTTCTGGCTGTGCTACGAATGCTGATTGTGGTGCAGAAATAGTATAGGATTCATTACCAGACATCCTTATCTGATATTCCTGCCGTGGTTCGGCAGCAACTTGAGGTAATTGCGCTGGTGCGGCAGCAACTTGAGGTAATTGCGCTGGTGCGGCAGCAACTTGAGGTAATTGCGCTGGTGCGGCAGCAACTTCAATTCCCTTTTTACGACGTAATTCTTCTTGTTGTTGTTGCTGCTGTTGTTTTAATTGGTTAAAAACTCTTTCTTCTTCTTTGTTTTTTTCTTCTTTGGTTCCTTTAAATCTTTTCGCTGCTCCAGATGCTCTCGCTCCTATTGTTTTATCACTTAGTCCTTGTCTTTGAAGAGATTGTTGCACTTGATATTCAGCTATTTCTTTGGCCCTATCTTGTGCTGCTTGTTTTTTCCTAGCTTTATCTTCTTCAAATCGTTTTTTATTCGCGGCAATCATTTCTTCTCTTGTTTGTGGAGCAGCAGGGGCTTGTGCTGTAGCTGGTTTTTGTGGTATATTTACTGCTTGAACTGCTGCTGCTCCAGCCGCTACAGCTGCTTGTCCTGCCACCACTTGATCGATACCGGCGGCTGGCTGACCGGGTGGGACCGCTGGCAATGGCGCACCGGGTCTTGCTGTTCCAGTGGCACCTAATTCTCTAGCTCCTGCATTCACTCTTTGTTGTGCTGCCTTAGTTTTTTGCTCTTCAAATGCAACATTAGCTCCACCAGCTTCACGAATTGTATTTGTTAAATTATCTAGTGCATTTATCAATTCTTTTTCTTTATCTGTCTGACCATATAACGCTCTTAATACTTTAGGATCTAGTCCTAATCTTACTGCATCGCGTTGAATGATTTCTTCTTTTACTTGAGCGCCTTTAAGTGTACGACCTCCACCAATATTAAAATCAAAGTCTTTCAGCTTATCTAGAAGATCAAAAGTAGACTTTCTTTGTTCTGGTGTTTGATTTTGTATAGTGCCAGTTTTAATTGCTGCTTGTACACCAGCAAATGCTTGATTAATAGCCTTACGTTGATCAGCACCACCAACAACAAACTCTTCTACTAAACCCTTACCTGTTTCTCTTTTTTGTCTTTCTTTATCTATTTCACCTAATATATCAGCAGCTTTATCACTTTGATCAGTAAGACGATTTAACTCTGCTGTGGTTTTCTCTATTATATTGTTTAGTTCTATTTCTCGTTTAGCCCTATCAGCTGTAACTTTACCAGCCTTGATATCCGCCTCTATTGAAGCTCTTTCTTCAAAAGCTGCGGCTCTTGTAGCGGATAATTGCTGAACATTTCCAGCTTGTAATTGATTGCCACGAACATCTTTTAGTCCACGTAATCCGACTTGTGCCTCTTGTACTCTAAATGACTCTTTTTGATCAGAAGTTAATTCTGTGCCTCTTGCCTTTGCTCTTAATTCTTCAGTCTTAGCAACTAAACTAACTAATTTTTGTCGAGCCTCAATTTCTTTATCTGTTTGATCTTTTAGTTGTTGAACAAAATTTTGATATATAGAAATAGCTTTATTTTGTTGTTCATTAAATCTATTTAGTTGTTCAGCTGACGCTTTACCCTGTTCTACTAATGGCTGTATGAGTGATTGTGCTTCATCAGCCTGTAATATACCATCTTCAAGATTTTTATTGAAATCTTTTTTAAAGTTTTCTAATGCTGGCCCTAAAAAGTCTGGTTGTAAACCAATCTCTGCTAAAAATTGTTCTGGTGTTGGTTGTTTCTCTTTGGTTGTAAATTTTACACCAACTAGTTGTGACTGTGCTGTCTTTTTGATAATCTCTGCTGCCGTTTTTACGTTTTCAGCTAGTCTCGCGCCCTCTGCACCAAGTCCAGCCGCTATATTATCTACAGCAGCACCGAAGGCAGCGGAATCACCAACATTTTCTAAACTTGTTAATCCTTCTGGAGCATCAAGAGAAAAGTCAAAATTTGCACCAGATAATAAAGAATCTAAATTAGATGCTGATTTGGCTAGTTTATTGAGAGCATTATCTACATTTGTTAAAGAATTAGCTACAGCATTTATCTCAAGTAGTTTTCTTCTAAATTCTGCATTAGCTGCCGTAGTAGCGGCTAATTCTTCTTTAAATCTTTTTTGCTCGTCTACTAATGATTCTAGACCAGCCTTTTGATCAGATAAACGCTGTTGTAATCTTTGTTGTTCGCTATTGATTGCTTTTTGTAGTGATGCTCTTGTTTCATCTGTGGTCGCGCTATCTTTTTGAGCCTTTAATACTGCAATTCTAGCCTCTGATTCTGCCCTAATTGCAGATTGTGAAAGAGTAAATGCTTGTGCTAATTGTCCACCATTTTTTAAGAGATCATCTAATGATTCATCACCAGTGATTTCTACTTTAGC